TTAATAATATGTCTATCGAAAACATAGCCATAAAGAGGGCAGAAATGGAGATGCTGGCCAATTCTCCTTTCGCATCTGAAATGGAAAAGGCAAATGCAAAATTCTTCAATGATTTTGTAGATAAGAATGGCTACTTAAATGGATACAACTATAATACTGACACCTACGATATCCAAAATCAAGACACTATGAATCTACAGGATGCAATTCTCGAAACACTTAAATCGAATGGCAAGCCGATGACTTGCCAAGAAATCGCAGACTCATTAAACTCCTCTAAATTATACGAGAGAGAGGACGGAGAAGATATTCCAGCATCACAAGTATCTGCAAGAGTAAACAATTATCCGCTTCTATTCATCAAGGATAAGAGCGTCAAGCCGATGAGAATATCCGCAAGATAAATCATCAGCAATATACTCTTTTCAACTTCACTCGAACAGATTACTGTTAAGATTCTACGGGCATCTTTCGGGTGGATGTGATTATTGTTCCTTTTCTGATGATACAGTTCTTGCCGTTATAAGGGTTATCCGAAGACAAACCGTAATTCTTTAGGTAGTTGTAGGACACGCCTAGGGCATCCCTACTCCAGTTGTCGAATAGGGCTTTCAGATTTCCATAATAGTAATGAAGACCATCTTTTTCAAGGTGGATGACCGTTCGTTCCTGCTTTCCGTTTTTGAGCATAGTTTTCGAGATTTACCACAAAGGTACACAAATATTGCCAGTTATCAATATATGCAATATTTTCTTTTATAAAAGTTGCACATATTAAACATTTGCAGTATATTTGTACTGCAATCAGAAAAGGAATGGTTATGGCAACACAAAGAAGATATTCAGTAAATCTCGCTCCAAGCGGTTGGGCGGTTTATGACAACGAGACCGGAGAAAAGGTCAAAGGATTTTCGGGACGTTCGGTCGGTCGCATTGATGCCTTGAAATATCTCTATGACCTATACGGATGGAGTTATCCTAAAGGAGGATTTCGGTCATAAATTACTGTCATATTGATTTCAAACGTCAAAATATTCAAGGGTATGGAAAAGGTTTGCCTTTTATGCAGGGTCAGCACACAAGCGCAAGATTACGAATATCAGATTTCAGCCCTCACTGAACTCTGTAAGTCCAAAGGTTGGGAAGTGGTCAAGGTGTTCGCAAACAAGGTCAGCGGAGCGAAGAAGAACGAGGAACGTTCCGAAATCAAGGAACTGGTGGAATTCGTAAAGACCAATAAGGTAGATAGAATATGTGCGACCGAAATCAGCCGTATAGGAAGAAATACGTTGGAAGCATTGAAAACAATCCAGACCCTTAGCGAACATAAAGTCAATCTGTATCTCGCAAACTACAACATCGAGACGCTTGACCGCAACGGAAAGCCAAACCCGATAGCCAGCCTTATCTTAACCATCTGCTTGGAAATTTCATCATACGAGCGTGGTCTGATTAGAAGCAGAATGGAAATGGGGTACAACGAATATGTTCGCCAATGTAAAGAGCAAGGAAAACCGATGGGAAGACCTACTGGCTACCAAAAATCAGAAGAAGCCTACAAGAGCGAATACAAACAAGAAATCAGCCTGTTGAGGAAAGGTCTTTCACTAAGGAACATCACTTCTATCACAGGAACAAGCATCAACACACTCAGGAAGTTAAAGGCTTCATTTGTTAAATAGAAGACATTTTTGTATATTCATAATCGGAGGAAAAATCTCACCTCATATTTTTAACAATGGACACATAAGAATGATTTATCTACGGAAATTTCCGTAGGAGGACTAAGCCCTCCTCGGCATACAAGAGGTCAGCGTCTTACTGACGATGGCAGCCAAAAGGCGAATAAGCGACCACGGCATTATGTGGTGTAAGTCTTTGGGTAAATGTATAACATAAACGACTTAGACAATGATTTGATAAATGAATTCAAGACTTTAGGAATCAGTGATGAAAATGATATGATAATCATACTGAACGGACTTGATGGCTTGGCTGAAATAGGATACACAATTTACAAAAAGGGAAGAAACGATGATTAAGAAAACAAGGAAACTTAGCCACGATGAAAAGATAGTGGAGAAAAGGAAACAACTTGCAGAAAAGGGCAAAGTGGCGGCGATTTGGACACGTGTGTCATCAGCAGACCAATACAAACAGAACTACTCGATAGACACTCAAAAAGCGGCTTGCCGTGAATATTGCGAACGTAATAACATTCGCATAAAAGGATACTTCGGAGGCGAAAACGAATCTGCGAAGTTTGCCGGAGAAAAATTCTTGGATATGATTGGAACTGTCGGAGAGAATCCCGAATATAACACTATTGTAGTCTTCGATTTTGACAGATTTTCAAGGAACTCCATTGACGGTATCACCTACAAGAGTACATTGAAGAGGAAAGGAATCACAATAGAATCCGTGAATCAGCCTATCGACACAAACAATATATTAGCGGAGCAGATTGAGAATATTCTGATTATTATGGCAGACATTGACAACGCTATGAGGCGACACAAATGCCACGATGGAATGGTAGCCTGCATCAAAAGAGGTGAACTGTACTCCAGACCGCCATTTGGGTACGATTCTCGAAAAGAGGGGAAAAGACACATTATAACCATCAACGAGGATGGGAAAACATTGAAAAAAGCCTTTGAATGGATAGTGGAGGAACCGGAAATTTCGCAAGCGGAAATAATAAGACGATTGGAAGCACGTGGGCTCAATATCAGCAAACAAAAACTATCGCAATGTCTGCACAACAGTTTCTATTGCGGACTGCTGGAGCATCGGTATTTGAACGGTGAAATCATCAAAGGGAAACAAGAGGCAATGATTAGCGAAAGCACATTCTACAAAGTTCAAGATATACTGGCAGGAAACAACAAAAACTATCAGCAAGCGGAAGAGACACCGGAGTTTCCGCTTAAAATGCACGTATTTTGCGCCAAGGACAATCACGCACTGAGTGGATACACCGTGAAGAAGAAAGGTCTGAAATACTACAAATGTGGGGTCAAAGGGTGTGGAACGAATGTGTCCGCCAAAGAACTGCATAGCAAGTACGCTGAAATCCTCAACGGTCTGAATGTCCCCGAAAGTTTATTGCCGATATACAAAAGAGTAATCGAAAGGAAATTCAAGGAAAAAGAAAACGATAACCTCATAAGCAAGAATGCCATTGAAAAGAACCTAAGCACACTTAAAACAAAATTGAAAAAGGCAAAGATGAGATTCTTGACAGAAGACGGTATTGACAACGATGATTACAATGAAGTCAAGTCTGATTTGGAGACGAAAATCGCAAATTGTGAAAAAGAACTGAAAGATTGCTCACGAGACCTATCGAACCTTGCGGAATATACTGACGTGGCATTCAAAATCGCCTCCTCACTTGGTTCCACGTGGGGAGAGATGGATTTCAAGGTATGTCAGAAGATACAGAATCTGGCCTTTCCAAAGGGTATAAAATGGGATGGTGAAAAGCGTTGCTATCGAACCGATGGAATGAACGAATTCTTTAGGCAAATCGGGCTTCAACGGGGTTCTGCGAGAGGTGAGGGGATAAAAAAAACGGGCACTGATTACTCAATGTCCGTGTTAGTAGCGGGGGAAGGACATTTCACGGGCATTTTCGGGGATTCTTACCCCCAACTGAAAGCCGTCCAGGGCAGGCGAACCGGGTCGTTTGGCGCAAATTTGGCGCACGCCACGGCTCCTTCCGGACGTTTTCCTTCCACCAATATGCTTATCGTTTTGCATTAATCTTTTAATGTTTCCAAAATTTTGTTATGTTTGCAGAAAAGATCTATATGAGAAAGTATTTCGAAATAGACTCAAAAGAGTTTCCTCCCAAACTTGTGGATCTGGCTTATGAAGAGGCGAGGGCCGCACTCAGGAACGACTTCGATGCCATAGCCAAGACCCAGCAGCAGGTTCAGACTTTTTTGGGATGGTATCTGGCTGCCATCGTTTCCCTCATCGGCATCCTTGTCGGAACATTGGCCAGTCAAGAAGGATCATTGCTCGTGATGCTGATGACCGCTTACGGCATAGTGGCATTATCTGTTCCCGCCGCACAGATGTGGTTTGGCGTCCTGTACAATGTCACGGTTTATCCTGAAGGAGGCGAACCGAGTGTGTTGCTATCCGAGGAAGCCTTGGACTGGCTGAACGGATATCCCAAAGGCGAACAGGCACACTTCCGGAAACTTGCATATCTCGTGGACCTTGATGAGAGGCATAAGAAGAATACCGAGCTGAGGAGAAGGATGTGTTCCGCCTATCGGGTCGGGTTGACTATGACCTTAGCCGGAATAGCGTTAGGACTGGTTCTTCTCATCGGCCTGTGCATATTCATCTTTTAACCGGAACATCATTCAACTCCGATGGCGGCGCAGGTGGAGGCAGTGTCGGAACCGGCTGGTTCTTCGGTGAGGATGCCGGGATTTTGCCTGATTGATAATTTTCTTTACTCATAGTCGTTATTGTGTGTTAATCCTAAACTTGGGCTATAGACAAGCTTTATATCTACGTTAATTGTTTTGTAACATCAGGGAAAGGCCACGCCGCGAGGTGGGGCCTTTCTTATTGTTTTTCGAGGATGGAGAGGAGACGGCCTATCTGGGCGTCCTTCTCCTTGATCTGGGCGTCCTTCTCCTTGATCTGGGCGTCCTTCTCCTTGATCTGGGCGTCCTTCTCCTTGATGCGCTCGTCGAGGAGCTCGATCTGGGCTCTGAGGACATCGGGGCTGTCGGAATAATATTGGCGGTTATCGATATCGATTGAACTATGGTGATTATGATTGCCAATAACGACACTATGATCTCCTGCTCTCTGTGATGGAGCGGACATCTCCCCTTCTCCATTGACAAGCCAGTTAGCGTTCAGAGCTGGGAATTTACAGAGAATTGTCTGCAACTTATCAGCTCCAATACCATTGCGAATGTTGTTTACATAACCATTGGAAAAGCCGCAGATACGCTCAAACTTAGCCTGCGACAAACCCTCATTTTTCAAAAAAGCAATTAATCTTTCCTTAACTCCTTGTGCCATAATATAATGCTACTTTTGCGTTAAAATTATTAAAAATTTCTCTGCATATTTCTTTGAATATTACGGAGAGTTCTCTATATTTGCCATGTAAACACAAACGCAATACAAATGCAATACAGCATCAAATGAGCGAAGATAACAATAAAATATTCAGAAAACAAATGAGTTATGAGCGTAGAAGATCGAATGGAAAGGACAACGGTGGGCATCTGGAGGATGCTTGCGGTGGTGATCGCGGTGGCGTTGATGGTGAACGCGGTGCAGGCTGTTGCGGGGAAGGCGGAGTTCGCGTGGTGGCATCTGCCGACGCTGGGGATAGCGTACATCTTGGGGGAATGCCGAGATTGGATCCGAAGATTAGCGGCCGGCGCAAGGCTTTTGAGGCTGCGATGGCGTGGCTGTTCAGTCCGGAAAGCAATCCGGACGCGTGGATGCTGAAAGATATGGTGGTGACGCATAGCGCAAAGCGTGGTATCAATTGAGATATTCATTGGGTATGGAAAAATATGATGTCAACAGGGACAAGTTCCTTGATATGATGGCAAAGCATCATCTGGACGAAGGAGTGAACGTGGTGGGGCTTTGGGAAAAGGCGCAGCAGGGTGAGGACATAAAGCCGCTTGCGAGGGAGTTCATCGCTGACAGGTTGGAGCAATGCGTGGCGGCTTGGGAGTGTGCCGCCGGTGTATGGAGACTTGACAAGGGTGGGATGCCGGCGCGTGATCCCGGGAAGTGGAACTGGGATGAGCTTGTGAAATTCATTATGGTGACGCTTGAGGAGGATGTGGTCTGATATGTGGGTTCATTACATTGTGGAAGGTGTGTTGCTGGTCGGCGTGGTTGCGCTGTACTGGTGGGCGTTCAAGGAGGATGACGATAAGTAATAGGTCTTGGCAAATCTATATTCAACGGCCCTAGGAAGCCGCCATCACGTAGCGCCGTGAGGCGTGAACAATTCCGCGATGCTCCGTGGGGAGCGACTTAAAAGCGAGTAGGCACAAATAACCTTTTTTGTCGAAAATCATAAGTTTTAGTCATTACCGGTTCGAGTCCGGCGCGGGATCTCAGTTTTATCAATTCAATTACGGCGTTAAGGAGCGTCGGGCGGTGAGAGACCGTATGTTTAGATAGTGTTGAGTTAAGTAAGTTTGACAGCCGGGAAAGACCGGCAACTCCCCGGAAAGGGCAGGATATGGGTCCCTGCCGGCACGTAGGCAGACTTGCGTAGGATGTAAAGCCCAGGAGGGCGGGGTCTGCTCCGAAAGCGTCACGCGATGTGAGCGGTTCGATTCCGTTCCCGGGGGCGAAATTGGTTAATCAGTAATATTATGAGTTCAATAGCACGAAAGATTCAGAACAGGTTGGCGCGGAAGACGGTCAACCGGATAATCAAATCACCAGCGGTGACGAAGACAGGAGAAGGCAAGAGGTACAGAGTGCAGCGGATACAAAAATTCACCGCGGCCAGACACTGCGGTGAATTGCTTGAAAAGCAGATAAGACACGACAACTGGAACTGATGATCAGTCGGAGGATTTGCCCGCAAGGGTCAGGATAGCTCGGTTGATGAACTCGGTCTTGTTGCCCTGATAGGAAGAGAGGAACGCGTCAACCTCGGGGGTGGACTGGAAGGTGTAGGACTTTCCGTGGGGCTTGGACTTGCGGCCGGCACCGGAACGGGCACCGCCCCAGGACGCGGACTCGGAAGGAGTTTGTGAAGATGACAGATTTTTGTTTTGCATACAATTTGTGTATTTTTGCAGCACCTACCAAAGGGGAGGCTGATCTCTCAGCCTCCGTTGGCGAACTAGATTGCGATTTCTATCGTGAATCTCAGTTTCCAAATCTTGATCGTAAATCTTGCGGACATACTTTTAAGACTTTGGTAGGTTTTTCTTACTCCCTTTCAAGCGTTTCAGATTCCTCTTTCGCGGCTCTCCCTGAACCGCAATACAAAGGTACGCATTTATTTTGAATTACGCAACTATTTTTCAAGATATTTTCAATTTATTTTGCTGATTTTCAATGACTAAAGAGTTTCTTTTGACAACACTTGGAATAAATGACACGAGGTTGATTCCGGAGGCTTTGATGGAGGTGCTGTTCGGAGATCCGGCCAACAGACACAAGTTCTACAGGGCTATGCTGGAGGCGAACGACTTTGCGATGGACAGGGAATGGTTCCAGCCCATCTACGAGGCGGAGCTAAGCGAGCGCGGTCAGAAAAAGCAGGACTTTACTCCGGCGGCCGCTTCGCAGCTGGCTGCGATGATCACCGACAACGGTGCACGCAGACAAGGGATTCTGGAGCCGACCGCCGGAAACGGCTCGATGATCATAGCCAAATGGTGGGAACTATGCCGAAAGCGGATTCCGTTCGACTATTACCCGAACGACAATCCGGTCGAGTGTTGGGAACTTTCGGACAGATCGATACCGATACTCCTTTTCAACTTGTCGGTCAGGGGAATGGTTGGGGATGTCTATCACGGGGATGTTCTGGAGCAGCGGGTTATAGCGCATTACCGGCTGATCAACAAGCGGAATGACGCGCTTGGATTTTAGGAAATATTCAAATTATCATAGTTATGAGCACAATTAACGAAGAATACGAACATTGGTTCAAAAACAAGGAGTATATGGTCAGAGACTCGACGCTGGCAGCGTATGACTTGATGTACAGGAATCATATCAAAAATGATGAGATTGCGAATATGGAAATCAAAAACATACGCTCCAGACATCTTCAGGATATGATAGGTCGGCTCCATCAAACCGGACTTAGCACAAAATCCATAAAGGACATTATAGTCCTTGTCAAAATGATAATGGGATGGTTTTTGGACGGCTTAGATTTATACCTGCCAAAATTCAATTTACAATATCCTCGCGAAGAAGGCGCAATGAAAGAACTAGAGACATACTCTCCGGAAGAATTGAGACGCCTTGCTGGATACATCATGGAGCATCCGTCCTACGAGGGAATCGCCATCCTGATCACAATGATGACCGGACTACGGATCGGGGAGGTCTGCGGGCTGAAATGGAGGAACGTTGACCCTAAAGAAAAAACGATCACTGTCGATTGCACAATTGCAAGAGTGTATATTCCAAAGACATTCGGCAGCACGAGCGAAAAAAAGTCATACGTTCGGGAAGGGATACCAAAGACCAGATCCAGCAACCGATGCATCCCCATTACGGCACAGCTCGCAAAGTGTCTCGCGAAAGTAAGGGGAATAATGCCTGACAATTTTTACATCGCAAGCGGAACAGAAAAGTGCACAGAGCCAAGAACCTTTCGGCATCACTTTAATAACCTTTGCAAAAAAGCTGGGGTAAGAATAATCAAATTCCACGGCCTAAGACACTCGTTCGCGACAAATATGATCCGAGGTGGAGCGGACATCGCCAGCGTGTCGAGAATATTGGGGCACTCGGATATATCCACAACTCTGGATATCTATACCCACGCCAGTATGGACTCTAAGAGGGAGGCAATAAAAATCATAAGCAAAGGGCTGAAACTATTAGACTGAAATCAATAATATTCATTAAATATGGCAATCAAAGAGATTTGGGAGACCGCGGGCCAGAAACAGCGGAATGATTTATTGACGTTGATCGTGATGGACGGGGTGTCGTACCCAACGGCATATTCCTGGTGCAACGGGACGAGGCGGCCTAAGCCGCTCTATCAGGAGAACATCAGGAAGTACGTCAAGGATGTCTTCGGGGTCGAGGAGTCCGTGGAGGAGTTGTTTCCTGAAAAGCGGTAGGCTATGTACGCGGACAAGGATTCAAGAGGCCTGATCTCGGTGTTCGAGATGGACAGGCCGGAATGGTCGGCACTCCGCGGGGCGTGCCAGATGGCCGTGCAGCTTTGGGAAGTCCAGTTGATGGAGTTCGCAGGGCTTGATCCAGCACGGATGCAGACTTGGGAGATCCAGCGCAAATGCTACCTTGAGCAAAGCATCGGCATCGCAAGGAAGCTGATTTTCGAGATAGACCAGGCTAACGAGAGAGTGGACGATGATTCCTGCAAAAGGATATTCGAGAGTGCGGACAATGGCCAGGCCATAGATTTATTTGACTTATGATCCCCGACTATGTAAAAGACCAGATCAAGGAGCGGGACATCGTCTCGATCATCCAGGACGAGGGCGTGGAGCTCAAGCGAGAAGGCAGCCACTACAAATGCTGTTGCCCTTTCCACGGGGAGAAGACTCCTTCGTTCGTGGTGACGCCATCGAGGAATATGTACCACTGCTTCGGGTGCGGACGTACCGGCGACGCCATCAGCTTTGTGATGGAGAGGCGCGGGATGACGTTCTACGAGGCGGTGGAGCATCTTGCCGGACGGTTGGGAATCGACTACGAGAAGAAGGAGCCTACACCGGAGGAGAAGGCGGCGGAGTTCAGACGGTCGCAACTGATGACGGTGAACAAGCTGGCCTCCGAGTGGTTCATCCAACGGTACAAGGAATCACCTGGAGCCAAGGAATATGTCCTGAAGAAGCGCGGGATCAAAGCCGAGACCGCCGAGCTGTTCTGCATCGGCTACGCTCCAGAGAAAGGAGGCCTGAAACAGTACCTGACGGGACTTGGATGGAAGGAGGACGTGCTGCTTGCGGCAGGACTGGTCAAGAGGAACGAGGACACCGGGCAGGTCTATGACTCGTTCAGGCACAGGATAATGTTTCCGGTGTTCTGGACAAGCGGCTACATAGCGGGTTTCTCCGGACGGTACATCGGTGACAAGCCGGGCGTTCCCAAGTACCTGAACACCGGGGAGACTGAACTGTACAAGAAGAAGGGAATCCTTTTCGGGTGGCTCCAGGCGAATATGCAGATCTACGCCACGAAGCAGGCTTACCTTGTCGAGGGCAATCTGGACGTATGCCGGCTGCACGAGATCGGGGTGAAGAATGCCGTGGCTCCGTGCGGAACGGCTTTGACTCAGGACCAGATCGACCTGCTGAAATCCAGGGCCGAAAGGGTCACGATCATCGGGGACACAGACGAGGCCGGTATCGAGGCGGTCCAGAAGAACGCCAAGCTGATGACGGAGGCGGGGCTTTCGGTCAGTGTGATGGAGTTGCCGCCGGAGCTTGGCAAGGATGCTGATGAGTTCTTCCGGACACATCAGCACGAATTTGACGAATGCAACCTCCAGAGGACGAACGATTATATTCCTTGGATCTGCAAGAGATGGATGGAAGCAGCCGCTTCGCAGACGGAGAAGGCCGCCGTGATCACCGAGGTCTGCAAGCTGCTGGCCAGGGTGCCGGACCAGAGTTCGGCGGATATGTACAGGGAGACCTTCACGAAGACCTACAAGTTCGGTAAGATCTGGAACCAGGAATATTTCAAGGCCAAGAATGATCAGGAGCGGGCGGAGGCGAAAGAGGACGGAACCAAGGAGATGCTCCAGAACTATGGCTTCTACGTCAAGAACAACTGCTACTATGGGGCTTCAAGATCCGGGAACGATGTGAGGTGGAGCAACTTCACGATGACTCCGATCCTGCACATCCGGGACGAGAAGAACGCAAGGAGAATCTTCACGCTGCGGAATGTCAAGATGCAGGAGGCGGTGGTGAAGCTGAACCAGAGCGAGCTCGTGTCGTTCACGGATTTCAAGACTCGTGTCGAGACAGCCGGCAACTATGTCTGGGAGGCCACGGCCAACGAACTCACCTCTCTTAAGAAGTTCCTCTACGACGGCACGCCTTCGGCTGATGAGATCAAGCAGCTGGGTTGGCAGAAGAAGTGGGGCTTCTATGCCTGGGGCAACGGCGGCCTTGACAACGGCACGTTCAAGCCGGTGGACAAGTACGGAATCATCGACATCAAGGGTCAGAAGTTCTATCTTCCTGGTTGCGCGCTGGACACAAGGGACAATACCCAAGGCTACCAGCTGGCAAGGAAATTTGTCTATACGGAGGCTAACACCATCACGCTGCGGGAATATTCAGAGAAACTCATCACCGTGTTCGGGGACAACGCCAAGGTGGCGCTTTGCTTCCTGTTCGCGTCGTTGTTCAAGGACGTTGTGACATCGGTGACAACATCGTTCCCCATTCTGGATCTGTTCGGCCCGAAGGGCACGGGAAAGTCGGAGCTGGGTCATTCGCTGACTTCCTTCTTCGTGACGGGCAACATCGCGCCGAACATCAACAACACGACCAAGGCGGCTCTTGCCGAGGCGGTGGCGGAGGTGAGCAACGCGGTGGTGCATCTCGATGAATATAAGAACAACCTTGATCTGGAGAAGCGGGAGTTCCTTAAAGGAATATGGGACGGCGCGGGGCGTTCGAGGATGAATATGGACAACGACAAGAGGCGCGAGACCACGGCTGTGGACTGCGGGGTTGTGATGAGCGGTCAGGAGATGCCGACCGCCGACATCGCTCTGTTCAACCGGCTTGTGTTCCTGACATTCAGCAAGACAACGTTCAGCGACCAGGAGAAGAGGAACTACGAGAATCTGAAGCTTATCGAGAAGCGAGGGCTTACGCATCTGACGAACCAGTTGTTGCAGTTGCGCTCCAAGTTCCAGACGGATTTCAGAAGGGTTTGGGATGAGACTTTGTCGGACATGAATGACAGGGTGCGTTCGTACAATGTCGAGGACAGGACACTGAGGAACTGGGCAATTCTGCTGGCGGCCTACCGGGCTTTGAGGACGGACATCGACGTGCCGTTTGACAGCGAGGAGATATTCAGGCTTTGCTGCAAGGGTTGTGTGGATCAGAACCAGAAGACTAAGCAGAACAACGAGCTTTCGGGCTTCTGGGAGATTGTGGAGAATCTGGTGGCATCCGGGCAGGCGTACATCAACATCGACTATAAGCTTTGCGCCGGGGACCGTCCGTTCGCCATCAAGGAGTCGGATGTTCCGTTCGAGCCGAAGCACGGAGTGCGGTACATCTATCTGGCTTTCCAGCGGCTTTCGGCTCTCTATATGAAGGAGGGCAAGGACGTGAACGGCAAGGTGATCCCGAGGGATTCGCTGAAGTACTATCTTGAGCATTCACCGGAGTTCATAGGTACGGCCAAGTCGATGCGGTTCAAGCTGCTGGAGAACAAGACCTACGTGTCGAGCAATCCGGAGACCGGCAAGAGCCGCGTCACCACGGCGATGGTCTTTGACTATGACGCGCTGAAGGTCAATTACGGAATAGATCTGGACATTTCTACGGACACGTTGGAGATCGGTGACAACCGCACGGCGGCCAGCGCTCCCCCATCGGTCACCGAGCCAGCCGAAGCGGTTGATGCCGAACTTTGGGAGGAGTGATGGAAGACCTGAGGAGATATGTCCTGTATTCCAGGGAGCAGGAGGAGGCGTTCCGGAACAGGTACGCCAATGTGATTGCGGCCAGGCGGCGGGCGTATGTGAAGTGGCTGCGGAGCCTCCCTCTTCTGGAATGGGTTGACTATCTCGTTCAGGTCTCCCCACGTGACTACGAGGCTGTCATCGGCCTGATCTGCATCTGTCATCAGGAACGCCTTGTCAGTATCACTTTCAGTCCCGACTACCGCCGGATCAGACGCGATCCGGACACCGACGAGGAGGTCGAGGCCGTTTTCGGAAAAAAGAAAAAGTAAAAATAATCGCCAAAAATTTGGTAAATGTTAAGAAATTCCTTATCTTTGTAGTGCAATCAAAACAATAACGGTAATGAGATACTCGGAAGTCATAAGGAAGCTGAAGAAAGGCGGATGCTCTTTCCTCTCGCACGGTAAAAACCACGACTGGTGGTTCAGTCCGATAACAGGAATAAAGTTCCAGATACCGCGACACAGCAGCCAAGAAGCGAAAGACCGGACATTGGAGAACATAAGCAAGCAATCGGGGGTGGAACTATAACCCACCCCAATGCTTAACAAATATTTAATTAATAAAATCAGATATGAAGGCAAAGGTTTATATCGCGAGAGGTTCGGACGGAACCTTCGACGCAACAATGGAGTATAACAAAGCGATTCCATTCGGACTTCTCGGTCAAGGCAAGACAGCCAAAGAAGCCATAGAGGACTTTTACAACTCTTATGAGGAGGCAAAGCAGATGCTTGCGGAAGAGGGCAAAGAGTGTCCGGATGTCGATTTTGAGTTCTACAACGACGTTCCCTCTTTCCTCCAACAATATGCGTTTATCCTAACGCTTGCCGGACTGGAGAAAGTAACCGGAGTGAGCCAGACCATTCTTAGCCACTACATCAGCGGCTACAGGCATCCTTCCCCGAAGACCGTGAAGAAAATCGAGGAGGGCATAAAGAACTTCAGCCAAGAACTATCGTCTGTCAAATTCGCGTAATTGTTTGGTAGCATTACTTAGTATGGTGCGGCCTTGGGAGTTTCTTCCAGGGCTTTTCTTTTGGGTAAGGGCCAATGAAGAGGGTTAATCTTCGTCCGCCCTTACGATTTTTATTGGAGGAAAGTGGGTGGAATGGGGATTTCAAAGGGCCAAAGCGAAAACCATAAGCAAAAAGAGTGGATTTGCTTACGATTTTCACCAAGAGGGTGATTTTCGGGGGAAATGGGGAAAATGAGGAAAATCGGAGTGGTTGTGCCAAATTTTGGCACAAATAGGATAACTATTTTCACATATATTCAAATAAAACAAAAGTTTATCTTGTGCTATCTATTGTAGTTCTTCAGTAAATTACGTAAATTAGTGAAAAATTATTTTGCTGAGGAAACGAAAAACCCCAACTACACTAACTACACTAACTACACTTGAAGTAAATGAATGAATATTAACGAAATAAGGTGTAGTTGCGGTGTAGTTGAAGAACTACACTCCAACTACATTCAACTACACTTGGGCAGTCTCCAACTACACTAACTACACATTTTCGAGGGTCAACTACACCTCGTTTTTGGTTAACTCATTGAAAATCAAACATAGCTTCAAGTGTAGTTGGTGTAGTTGCTGTTTTTGCGAAAAATGTGGCTATAATATTTGATGAACTGTGAAATGCTTGATGTCAAATTGAAAGTGGATTCGCCGATGATGGCGGATTATCTGGCTTACCTGTTCCCGCCTGACAGTCCGGGCGGGCCTCTGAAAGTCTATGCCCGAAACAGCATAGGCAGGATTCTCGTGGCTCATTGCAAGGTGGCGGAGGGTCCGGTGGCTCTGGAAGGCGACAAGGTCGTGGATCTGGAGTTGCCAAGCGACATCGCCACGGCTCCTATGAGGGATAAGTTCCTTTATTATGACAAGTACAGCACGGTGGCGTTGAATATGGCGATCAACGCCTTCTTTGACATCGAGTTCAAGCAGTACTACCTTGCCGGCTACGAGCTCGGAGTCCAGAAGAAGGACATAGTCACTGCGTTCATCGTGTCGAGGGGATTGTTCAGCACCGACTATTTCGACGCGCTGCACAAGAGGATCTACAGGCAATCGCAACAGACGCTGGACAAACTGGTGAAGAAACTTATCAACAAGGTGGATTACATCAACAGCAGTATAAACATAAACGGATTGAAAGATGATCAGAATCATTGACTCATTGCAGGCCCAGAGCCTTGACAGACAGGATGGAGTCTGGCATAAACTTGCGCTCGTTCCAGGGACCGCCACCATCGAGCGGTCGGAGAAGACGGAGGATGCCGGGAGGCTGGCCACCGTCAAGATCAACGCCACACTTTCGGAGTCCTCGGAGATTATGAGGGACAACCTTATATTAAAGGTAGGATTCTGCCACGGGGACGATGAGACCTACGGCACCGAGGACTTGCCTCTTGCCTTCGAGGTCAACGAAACCAACACCTTGAAGCTGTCCAGCTCGTATCAATTCCCTGTCTTTTAGCGTGTCCTTTCCTTACGGGTGTCTCGCTGGTATCTTTGCGTAAACATTGATTAACAAGATGAAAGCAGACACATTCCAACTGGCAAGGGACATCGTTCAGGGAAAGTGGCTGGTCTCCAATCCGGAGCAGCTGCTTCCTATCGCTCGTGCCTTCCTCAGCAAGACTCCGGTCGAGATGGAGGTGAAGTCGGCGGTGGTCTCCACCGTGGCCGATTCCGGAGCACAAGCCGGGAAAGCCAAGAGTGTCGCCATTGTTCCGCTTCACGGCACGATGACCAAGTACGACACCTGCGAAAGTTACGGGACAACGTTCATAGCAAACAAACTCCGGGAGATGGCCGATGATGAAAATGTCATCGGCATCGTCCTGGACATAGACTCCCCTGGCGGAAGCTGTTCGGCCATTCCTCCGATGCTTGAGGCGATCGGTTACGCCCGATCCAAAGGAAAGCCGGTCTATGTCCACGCCGACTGTTGCGCTTCTGCCGCCTACTGGGTGGCTTCACAGTGCGACGCCATCTATATGGACAACGACCTTTCCGAGGTCGGCTCCATCGGAGCGATGGCAGTCTTCGTAGACAATTCAGCAACCAACCCATCAAACGGGGAAAGGACTTTAGTAGTCTATGCCGATGAGTCCTCAGAGAAGAACAGGGCCTATAGGGAAGCTCTGGCCGGAAACTTCGAGGCCGCCAAGGCGGAACTCAAACCGCTGGTGGAGCAATTCCAGAATGCGGTCGTGTCCGGAAGGCCGAATATTCAGAAAGAGGAGAAAGGAGTTCTGAGCGGCGCGATGTTCGGCACCGCTGAGGCGTTGCGCCTGAATATGGCCGATGCCAAGAAGACCCTTTCCGAGACCATCGAGGCGGTCTTCGCACTCACAAGCGTTTAACCAATCTTTTTCATAATGGATAAGAAAACTCTCAACAATTCCAAGATGGGCCGACTTGTGGCCCGTCTCTTCGGCAAGAGCGAGCTTGACGTCAAGGACGGCAAGGTTTCCCTTTCCGATCAGGAGCGGCAGAAGGTTCTGGAGAACTACGGCCAGGACTTTCTCGACAAACTGGAAAGCATCAACCTCGATGAGGAGGGTGATGCCGTGACCCTTTTCAACGCCGCCGTGGCCGCCAAGACAGATGAGGCCACCAAGGCACTTAAAGAGCAGGTGAAGAAGCTTCAGAAGGACGTTGTCTCATTGGCTTCCGAGCCGGAGCCTAAGCCGGTTGCCACGGCAGTTCCTGCGTCCAAGGAGGCCAAGGTCTTTGCCATCAATATGGCGGCGGCACACAACAAGATCGTGAAGGAAGCCCTTGATTCCGTCAATCCTTACGCTTTCACGGCGATGGAAGACGCGTCTATCGACATCACGGATCTCAACGCCGAGTTCAAGATGACGATGCCTCCTAAGATGAAGTTGGAGCTCCTTAACAAGAGGATCTACAACGGATTCGACGACGCCAAGCATATGACCCGCATCCAGTCCAACACGGACTACATCGCAAGCGCGGCCATTATGTCCGAGGTCTCACAGCAGTTCACGCCGAAATGGACTCCTAAGGGAGCGGCCAAGTTCACTCCGATCAGGATTCCTTATCGCCGTCACAAGCTGAACGTGCTGATCCAGCCGGCCGATGTGCTCAAGAGCTGGCTGCTCTATCTCTACGAGCAGGGCAAGACTATGGCGGATATGCCTATCACCCGCTACATCATCGAGAACCACATCCTGCCTAAGGTGCTGGATGACATCACCATCTCGATGATCGCAAAGGGTAAGTTCATCGATGCCGGCGTTGTAGCTGACGGTGACGCGGGCAAGGCCGCCAAGAACTCTATGGACGGTTTCGAGACCATCCTTGTGGAGGGCAAGTCCGATGAGAACTGCAAGATCAACTACTACAAGGCGGCAGCCGACCCGATGGCGATGTCGGACTCCGAACTCCTCGCCTACATCGACGGCTTCGTTGACAGCATCTCCGGACTGTTCGCACACATCGTGACCATCCACTGCTCCGAGCAGCTGCTCACCCGCTACAAGAGGGCGGACTTCGCCGTCAACGGCAAGTACACCGGCGTGGAGAATGACGGAAGCATCCGCTTCACCAAATTCCACCTCGTACCTCTGAAATCGATGTACAACTCCCCTATCATCTTCGCGACTCCAAAGGAGAACTTCGTGGAGCTTGTGGATCTCTCAAAGGCGGAGAACTGCATCGTCAAGATTGAGGAGCAGAACTACGATGTGAAGGTGTTCGGTGAATATTCCCTCTCAACGGGATTCAAGATCGCCGAGGCTGTCTATGCCGCTGTTCCGGACGGCTACACTCCGGTCGAGAGCATCGTCTCCGATGTTCCGGACACCGACAAGTGGGAGAACGGAAAGAAGGCTGCTGACAACACCAAGGATCAGGGTTCAGATACCAACCAGGATCAGGGTCAAGGCGGTGCATAACCAAATAACAAGCGTGAATTATGGCTTACGTTAAATCATCAATTCCAAGACCTGGTGACGGCGCTGGTTGCGCCGCCACCAGAAAATCACAGATCATCCTCGTAGATGTGGAGGATGTCGCCAGCGAACCGACAAGAGAGGTTGGCAACTGCGTTGTAACTGGAGACCTCACATTGAAGACCGGCGCAAAGGCAATCTCCATCTATGCCACGGCTTCCACGATTCAGGTCACCGAGGAACTTTCCGGAGATCCGGACGCCGAGGGAATCAAGACCGGTATCGTGTTCGACCACCCGGGCAACTCAGTGGCCATCAAGAATTTCATCGAGATCTTCAAGAACCGTGGCGTGATCGCCATCGTGCAGGAGTGCGACGGAACAACTGCTGGCCGTCCTCAGATTATGGGACGTGTCTGCAACCCGCTCAGGTTGTCTCTTGAGACCAAGATGGACGGTGAGGCGACCAAGAGGACTCTTACCTGGAAGCAGGCGTTGCCTGACAAGTTCCTGGCCGGTGAATATGCCGGAGAGATGCCGGAGATCGCCGAGGACGCCACAAGCGCGACCGGAGGAGCTTAGCGGATGTCTAATATCGACACAAAAGCCGTCAAAGGCGAGGTTGCGGGCAACCCTGTAAGCGGCGGAACGAATCTGGTTGTCTGTGCCTACGAGGGCACGGACGGCCAGTTGTCCAAAGTCTGGGAGAAGATGACAGGTGTCAAGCCTGTTGTCATCACGGTTGAACCGGACGCTGACATCCGTGACATTCTTGCCGGAATCATCGCCGACAACAATATCTCCGATGATTTCATCCTCGTGCCGGCCAACTGCGTTCCTTGCGCCAAGATTTCCATCGGAGAACTGGCCACACCGCTTGTGTTCCTTGACGTTCAAGGCAACAAGGTTTTCAGCGAAAGGCTGCCGAAACCGTTCTCCAAGGAGAAACTCGTGGACGCGCTTCCAGCGGAAAACCAGACAGCGGAGGAGTTCCTAAAGGACTACTTCAAGAAGAATCTCCATAGACCAATCGAGGCCGGATTCCGGTTCGGCAACATCGTGACTCCGGTCTATCGCGCGAATCCTTGCGAACATCTTGTCATCGAGGCGTTCGTCCGCAAGAAGTTCGTGTTCGCCACTCCTCAAGGCTATGCGGCCATCACACATCTGATTGACCAGTACCTGCTGAATGAGTAACGAGATTGACAGATGGATATGTTCGGGAGCCGAGGTCACTGAAGGACTTCGGCTCTTGAGCATATACGCGCCCAACAAGTGGCTCGACGCTCTTGTCAGGAAGGCGCCGAAGGAATATTCACACCTCCTGAAGAAAGCTTTGCTTCCGTTCGCCACAGAGGTTCCGTTCTCGCAGACATTGACGAAAGGCGGGCGGTTCCGGGAAGACTGGCCGTTCCTCTCCGAACCTGATTGCCCGACCGAACTGAAGGCCCTTGCCGCGGATATGATCACATCGTGGCACAACTATGTCAACGCCCACGAGGATCTGTTCAAATGCACCACTCCGGAAGAGTGCTTCGAGGCCGCGGAAAAAACGGTAAGAAATTTTTATCAAAATTCAGTTTCCCGCACTGAATTTCAATACTACAAGGAGCATCACCGGATTCTTGGCAAACATCCGATTTTCGCCTTGACAAAGAAACTGGATAATCTGAGACGAATGCCGATCACCGAGCTAATCCGGAAAAGGCGCAATGTCCAGGATTCCATCTGGCGCGCGGAGCGGGAAATCAAGAAAGGCGACCGCCCTGACCTGAAAGTGTCAAGAGAGGAAAGGCTTTCCCGCCTGAAGATGACGCTCGATGAGATAAACCGAATGATTAAAGAATATGAAGGAACTGACAACCAAACTTCTCGATGATCTTTCATCCCTTGCGGCCATCGGCTGGACTGATGCCGAACTGGCCGGATTCCTTGACATCACAGAAAGGCAATTGGATGTCATCTTGGCTGATCCCGTCACGATAGATGATCAGCGGATCAGCAACGCCATCAAACGCGGCCAGCTGGAGAAGAGGGCCAAGATCGAACTTGCCGTTGTGCGTGGAGCTATGGGTGGCGACGCCGACTCCGTCGAGCAGTTCCGCGACATCGTCCGGGACAAAAGTTTCACCATCTCAAAGCTGGATCTGTTCGGCGGTGCCGAGAAAGAAGGCGCGTTCGAGAAGATTCAGGAATATATTGCTTCCGGATCAAAGGGCAACCTTTCCGACAAGGAACAGATCTACATCGACCTGCTGACGCTGATATATTCATTGGACGGCCAGTATGGCAAAAGGAGGACGATCAAGTTCCTGACCAGCGCTCCTTTCGGCATTCCCTACCAACGGGCCGCGGACATATATTCAGAAGCCGTGGAGCTCTTCTTCTGCAACCGTAAGGTCTCCAAGGAGGCGATGCGCAACAAGATGGCGGATCAGTTCGACACACTCTATGTCGCCGCGAGGGACGCCGCAAAGACCTCCAAGGACTATGCCGTGGCCGCTGACATCCTTGCCAACAAGGCGCGTGCCCTCCAGCTGGACAAAGATGATCCGGCCAAGCTTCCGGCTGAAATCTACCAGCCGATGTTCCGCCTGCTTTCCGCAACGCCAGAATCCATCGGACTTCCGGCAGCCAACCGTGATGAGCTGGAAAGGCAGATTGACACCGTGGTCGCTCCGGAGTCCGTCAAGAGACGGCTCAGGACCGATGCAGGCATCGTTGATCTCGACATCGTAAAATACCTTGAGGATGCAAAGGAAGAGAGTTAAACCTGAATCCACACAAGCCGCCTCCGTCCAGTACCAGAACCCTTTCGCCCAGATCGTGTCGCTGGCCGGCGCCTGTCAGAACCTCAATGTCGTGGGGCGTGGCGGAGCCAAGACAACCGACATCCAGGCCGAAAGACTGCTGGATGTCATCTATGATATGCCAGGAGCGCCCGTCGTCTGGGTGGCCGACACGTTCACGAACCTGAACGCCAACATCCTCCCATCCGTTCTGGAGGGGCTGGAGCGAAAAGGCCTGCGTGAAGGAGTCCACTATGTCATCGAGAAGGAGCCGCCGACATTCACCGATGCGGAGAAGGCATCCCTTCCGGACTGGCTCAAACCACATTTCTGGAAACCTTTCAACAAACTGGTCTCCTACAAACGCACGATCATATTCTACACCGGCACCAACATCCGGTTCGGCTCCCTTGACCGCCCGGCCACCCTTGCCGGAGCCTCCTACGTGTTCTGCTTCGGGGATGAGGTGAAATATTTCCGGGAAGACAAGATCTCCAACCTGCTGAAGGCAGTCCGTGGCTACAGGCAGGAATATGGTCACAGTGTCTTCTACCGAGGATTCAGTTTCACCACCGATATGCCGGACACCACGCACATCGGGGAATATGACTGGATCCTGAAATATGCCCACAATATGGACATCCCGGCCATCGTGCTTGTGCTGAAAGCCGGCCTGGTCTATAACGAATGCTTGCACGAGGCTGCCGCCGCCAAGGACAAATGGTTGAAGACCCACAGTGGCGAGGATCTTAACATCTACCGCGGCAAGTGCCGTGTGGCCGAGCAGTGGAAGGCGAGATGGACGGAACTGAGGATGAGGAAGGAAGCCAGAACGTTCTTCATGCTCGCATCCTCGTACATCAATGTGGACATCCTCACTGAGCAATGGTTCGGTGATGCCATCGCTGGTAAGCTGCCTGACCTGAACACGGCCATCCTCTCTATGCGCCCGTCCCTGGAATCAGGCGACCGCTTCTACACCTCCTTGAGTGAACGCCACTTCTATTATGATGGCACGGATGAGGAAGCCTACGATGGATTCGGACTGCTTGACCAGGAGGATTGCAGGGTGCTGAAATATCTCGATCTGGACAAACCGCTCATCGCAGGAGTGGATTTCGGGAATATGTGCTCGATGTCCATCGCCCAGAATGACACCGAGAAGGGACGCTCGTGCCTGCGTGTTGTGAAGTTCCTCTACACTCTTGCGCCTGAATATGTCCCTGACCTTGGAGAGAAGTTCCGCGCCTTCTTCGCACCTGTGAGGCGCAAGACCCTGATGCTGTACTATGACCGTGCAGGCAACTCCTACAAGTCCGTGGGTGAGGATCAGGTCGGCAAGTTAAAGAAGGCTATTGAATATGATGAATCCGGCCGCCGTACAGGGTGGACGGTGCAGCTTATGTCCATCAACCAGGGCAACATCGGGCAGCCGGAGGAATATTCATTTATGCAGGAGATAATGAGTGAGCGTAATCCACGGTTGCCGGTGATTCGCATCGACGCGTATGCGGCCAAGCATCTGAAGCTGTCATTGGAAAAGGCAAGGACTGTGGTCAGGAACGGGGTTGTGTTCAAGGATAAGAAAAGCGAGAAGTTACCGGTGGAGCAGCTGCCTACGGAGTCCACCAACCCATCAGACTCATTCAAGTATCTTGTGATGACCAAGCAACTCAGAGGCGTGGCCAGCGGCAAGACGATGCTGCCGTCCTCGGCGACGGATCCTCGTGCGGTCGGGAAAAACAAGGACTGAGTGGGGCGTGCGCCATATATCACCCTCGGGAAGGAATCGCAATTGCGATTCTTCCGTTGCGCGGCCCGGGCTCTTTTGCGTCCGAAAAAGTGCGTTTTTGCCGCGGCGGGGTGCAAGGCTTTGAACCACTTGATTTTGACGGGAATATATTCACAAAACAAGCCCGTTTGGCTGAAATAGCCGAGCCTTGGGCTGTAGTTTCCGGGTTGGGCGTGGTGTCCTTTTTATCGTCTTGGGAGGTGGCTAACTTTGTGATATGAACGTATATGAAGCATTGACGGAGATGAGGCGACTGTCAGAGGAAGACAGGAGCTTCAGCTTCTCGTTTATGAGCTATAACCCCACGAAAGGCACAAGCGACGGGATCGTCTATGTCCGGCGCGGGGTGCTGAGACATAGGGAAACCAAGGAGCACAACAAGAACGCTGACATCATCGAGGGCTACACGGATCTGGAGACAGGAGAGCCGAGGCGTTTCTACCAACCGCTTCTGATGACATTCAACGGACAAAAACTGATACTCGTATGAGCAGAATCGAAAAAATATCCGACCACACATCCGTTCTGCGGCTGAACGATGGCCGGGCTTTCGCGCTTTCCAACAGGAGGGACAGCAGTCTGGACTCCGTGTTTTGGATGGCGCAACAGAGGAACTGGGAACAGTTGCCCCAGACGATTTGCGGACAGAAGATCGTGCCGTTCGGCCACGACAACAATCTGCCGGTGCACCTAAGGGACATCCTGGACGAAAACAATCTTGGTCCGGGAATCCTTGAAAGGCAGATGGGGCTTCTCTACGGGCAGGGCGTGTTCCTTAACCGGCTGGCTTACCAGGAAGGAAACATCGTGCATAACTGGGAGGAGGACAGGGAGATCCAGGCGTGGCTGGACAGCTGGGACTATATTAGCTACATCAAGGGGTGTATGACCGATTACCTGCATCTGAAAGGGTTTTTCGATGCCAAGTATCTGGAGAAAGGCCGGAGAATAGGCAGGGAGCCAAAGATAGCCTATCTTGAGCATATTCCTTCAAAGAACGCAAGGCTGGAGTGGACGGACAGCAGGGAGATCAAGGACGTGAAACACATTGTTGTCGGGGATTTCGAGCATTCCTGCGTCGGTACCGGCGTAAGGGTCTATCCGGTCTATGACAGGAAGAATCCAGGACGGTTCGGAGCGTCGGCATCGTACAACCACACATATTCATTCGCAAGGGATTTCTATGCTGTGCCTCAGTATTGGGGAGCGTTGCGCTGGATTGTCAAGGGTTCGGAGATTCCGACCATATTCAAGTACGTGACGGACAACGGAATCAACCTTGCTTATCTGGTGAAGGCTCCCAAGGAGTACTGGGAGGAAAGGCGTGACCGTCTTAGGATGGTTCATCCGACTTGGGATGACACCAAGGTGGAGAACGAGATCAGCCGGTTGACGGAGGATCTGCTGTTGCAGATGCAGGATGTGCTCAGCGGCAAGGAGAACGCCGGAAAGTTCTTCTATTCGCTCGATATGCCGTCTGAAAGCGGCGCGGGGCGTGTGTCTTGGTCCGTGGAGGCGATAGACCAGAAGATGAAGGACTTTGTGGAGGCTCAGTTGAAGATCTCGGAGGCTTCGGCATCTGCGATCACATCCGGAATGGGGCTGCATCCGTCGCTGTCGAACGTGATGGTGAACGGAAAGCTGGCTTCCGGCTCTGAATTGCTCTATGCGTTCAAGCTGTTCCTGCTTTCGGACACGGAGATCGCCTCACAGACGATTCTGGAGCCGATCAACCAAGCGATAGCGTTCAATTTCCCTGGAAAGGGGCTGAAACTTGGGTTCTTCCACAAGCAGTTGTCGGCGGAGGATGCCCTTACTTCTTCGGCAAGGGTTAAAAATCAGTGATTATGATGGATTTGTTCAACAGAAATCGGGACGGTTCCAAGGAACTTGAGGATCTGACCGGCCAATGGTACGCTTCCTCTCCTTTCAGGCTGATCGAGACGGAAATCCGGTTCGCCACCGATGAGGTGGCGCGGCTTGTGAGTCCGGAGGTGGTCAAGGAGGCCGCGGAGGCTTACGATGAGGATGAGAAACCGGAGCTTGTGGCCGCTGTGAGGCTTCCGGTGGCTTGTCTGGCGTTGATGCGGTACGCTAAGCTTTCGTCCGTGTCCCACGAATCGACCGGCCGGAAGGTCAAGATCGATGACAATGAGAGAAGCCCTTACGAATGGCAGATAGACAGGGATGACAGAGCGATGAGGGAGCGGTATTTCCGGGCTTTGGACGCTTTGTACACCTACTTGGAGACTTCCGGCAACGAGAACTGGAAGACTTCGGCCAAGAGGATGATGACGGGCGAATCCATTGTCAGGAATATTCAGGAGTTCGAGGCTGTCTATCCAGTCGATGGAAGCTACTATGTCTATTATCTGCTCCAGGCGCTTGTGATCGAGCGGCAAAGGGCGGTCATTGAGCCGTTCGCAGGGGATAAATGGGCTTCGATTACTGACGGTTCGGCTGAGCCGAGGGCGCTTTCGCTGGCCAGAAGGGCGGCGATACTAAGTGCGGTGATCGTGGCCGGAACGAGGTGGAGCCTTGAGGTGTTTCCTATCGAGATCGCAAGGCGGTTCTCCCCTACCTATCAGGGCAACAAGTCCAACCGTGTGGCCACGATGGATGAGATTGACTGGTATGTCGGCAATCTGAAAAGTGAGGTCAAGGACGCTTTGACGGATTTGTCGGCTCTGATCAGCGAAGATAAGGCGGATCCTAAGCTTTTGCCTGTGAATGACAGGCGGAACAAATTCTTTACCACCGAGTGATGAACACGATTGAGGTTTTCGAGACCGGCAAGGTCGTACAGGTGCCTGGTTCGTGGAGAGAAATGACTCCGGAGCAGGTGCGTGGGGTATTCCGGATCTTCGAGAGGTGTCTTAGGCGTGGGGAATCGCCGTTGGACTTCAATGTGAGGGTCTTGTGGATGCTGCTTGGGGTGCGGAGGACTGTCAAGGGATGGTTTGCCGACATATTCGCCGGCCACAGGCCTACTTTAAGGGATGAGAACGTCTATCTGATGTGCGAGAGGTTCCTCGGATTCCTTTTTTCGGAGGAGTCGGCGGCGCTGACGTTTGATTCGGTCGCCAATCCGATGCCGGTGGTGCGTTCGGGGCTTGTTTGGCTTCACGGTCCGGGGGAACTGCTCCAGGATCTGACGTTCGGGGAGTTCAGGCACGCATCCGCCGCAATCAACAGGTTTTTCAGGAGCCACGAGCCGGAGGATCTGGATGAATGCATCGCTTTCCTGTACAGAAGACGTTGCCGGAAGGCCAACAGGGCAGGTCGGATGGTGCCGGATGTGGACCAACGGAATGCACGTGGGCATATTCATAGAGCGTCGAGGTTGAAGGGGTGGCAGAAGAATCTCGTGATGATGTGGTTCGCGGCTTGCTTGAAGTACCTTCAGTCGGGTGTTCTGGAGATTAACGGGGAGGAGGTTGATTTGTCGAAGCTGTTCGCCGGGGATGAGAAAAGTTCGGGGATAAGCTTCGGGTGGAATGATTTGTTGGTCGAGGTGGCTAAGGAGAACACGCTTGGCAACATTGACAGGGTGGATGAGGAGCCGTTGTTCTCGGTGCTGTCGATTATGTGGCATAACTATAAGGAGAGAAAGAGAAATGAGCAGATTATCAAGGCTTCAAAGGCTCACTGAGTACCTTGCGGGGTTGAAGATCCATTCCTGCTGCTGTTGTGAGCACATCGATCCGATTTGCACGACCGCGCAGTCGGACGCCACTTCCAAGCTGGCGCATCTTTCGGGTGTGCAGGTGGTGGTCGCGCGTCCGGAGGTGCATCAGCGTGGGGATTCCGATTCGTTCCGTGAAGAGCTGGGGACGGTGATCTTCGTGTTGGAGAAGGGGCTTGGGCTGGACAAGACGGAGGAATCGGAGAATGAGCAGTATTCACGGCTTCTGGAGATTGCGGATTTAATTCTGGCTTACATCACGGAGGAGGCTTCCAGCTATAATTGTCAGTTGGTGACGGGTTTGTCGCTGGCTTCGGCTGATGTGGTGCCTGAAGCAAGCGTGTTCGGAGGTTGGAGCGGGTACAGCATCGAGCTTGCGTTTGAGTGATGGATGTCAGGGCGCGTTTCGTAAGTGAGGTCCTTCAGGATGAGGGTCAGCGGCTTCTGAGAAATCAGGGGAAGGCCATCGAGGCCAAGGTCAAGAAGCGTTCCGGGCGGTTGGAATCGTCCAGGAGTGTTTCGGTGACCGGTGGGAGCGGTGCTTCGGGGACTTTGACGTTCGTCCACGTGGCCTACGAGCGCTTCCTGGACATGAAGCGTCTCCAGCGTGGCGGCAAGTCCGTCAAGAGCAACCGCAAGATCCACAATCGCTATGTCTTCGGTGCTTTCGCCTCCATCGCCGAACGGCTGATGTACGAGTTCACGGAGGATGTCATCGCCCGGATCAGGGAGTCGGAACTGGGCCAAACGAAGTGAAAATCAGGCGGGAAGTCTTGATTATTTGGCCCAAAGTTTGTTTCTTTGTAAACACATTCGCAATACAAATGCAATACGGAGGCACTTATGAGACTTGGAAAAGATGACATATTGGTGATTAAGGCTGTTCTACTGTATATTCTTACACATAGCAATGATGGTCAAAGGGACATCTACAGCCTTGTCAAGACGGCCTATTATGCGCAGCAGAATCATCTTGCGCAATATGGCACTCCCCTTTTCAAGGATTGCATCTGCGCTTTGCCGTTCGGGCCGGTACCGTCCAACATCTACAATGTTCTGAAAATGGCCAGTGGCGACTCCAATGAACTCAATTATCACAGATCCGATGATATGCATCTGGCTTCGGATGCTATAAATTTCAAAAGCGGGCGGTATTCCGCAAAGGAAGACCCCAATATGGATTTCCTATCCAAATCTGACATTGAGAGCCTAAACTATGGCATTGAAAAAGTTGCGAAAATGTCTTTCAACCAAATAAAAGAAGATACGCACGGAATGGAATGGAATCGTGCTTTTAACAGCAAGTCTTCTTTGAAGGAGATGAATCTTCTTAATATCGCCAAAGAAGGGGATGCGTCATCGGATGCCTTGCGGTATTTGGAGGATTTCCTTGAGACCGATAGGTTTGCAAGGTTATGATGGAACTTGATTCATTCCCTGCCGAACTCAGAAAGCAAGCTATTGAGATTGGTCAGGTTCTGAAGATGGAGATGTTTCCGGAAGACAGTGTGAAGCCTAAGCCGGGAAAGGAATCCAAGCCTAAAAGATTTGTCATTATCGGCAGGACAGATGACAGTGGAGTGCTGGCCGCTCTTCTGGTAAACACTCGGATCAATGAAAAGATGTTTTCACAGATTGCACCTTACCAGCATTTGGTAAAGGCGGCTGACAATGATTATCTGGATCACGATAGTTATGTGGATTGCTACACTGTGAAGGAGTTCAACAGCGAAAGGGTTCTGGAAAGCGCTGAATATCTTGGACACATAAAGGATGAAGATCTGGCAGAATGCCTTGAGCACGTCCGACAATCACCGGCCATCAAGCCTTATTTGCTGAAGAAGTTTAATTTATAAAGCGGCGGATTGATTTTTGCAAGAAGAGAAATAACACACTAATCTTTGAAGTCCTATGTTCTTTATCGGTGATATTGGTTGGCTTGTCTGGCCGTTGTTGTTTGTCGCTTTGATTGCGATTTTTGTCGGTTTGGCAGGGTTGATTATATTTCTCGTAGGTGGAACGATTGGAAGTGCCGTGGTTGGACTGACCTCCAAGAACAAAACCAAGAAAAGCGTTATGGGTGATTTGCTGTTGCTTCTTAGTGGCCTGGTCATTCTTGCAAGCGTTGTCTTGACAATCATCTGGGGTTAAACTCCATTGTATTTGTCCTTTGCAGCCGCTGATTAGCGGCTATTTTTGTGCCATAAAATCACGTGAGATTATGGCTAAAAGAATTACGGATGAGGATCTTCGGCTGAACCTGATTGTCAACGGGGATGGCGGCAGGAAGGAGATGCTTGCGCTGGACAGGCAGATGAAGGATTTGCAGAGTTCGACCAAAAGGACCAGGACTGAACTCAAGAATCTTGAGAAAGCCGGCAAGACCGGCTCACAGGAACACCAGAACCTGACGAAGACCCTGAAAGACCAGGAGAAGACCCTGACGGAATGCCGGGAAAAATACAACAAACTCAGGGATGCCATTTCCCTTGAGAACAAGACATTGGCGGAACTCCGGAACCATCTGAAACTGACGCAGACGGCTCTTAGCAAGGCCGTTCCCGGGACGGAGAACTGGAAGAAGCTTAATGCCGAGGTCCAGCAGACCAAGGCAAGGCTTAAAGAGCTTACCTCACAGTCCGGGCAGACCAAGGGTGCGCTTGAGAAATTGTCAAGCGTCAAGGCCGGAGCTTTGGCGGCATTCGCAGCTATCGCAGGGGCAGTCAGAGGCGTGGCAAGGGCGTTCCAGAAGATAGTGGACTTCGAGCAGGCCAACGTCAACCTCTCCACCATCATCGGCAAGAACGTCAAGGACATCGAGGCGCTGACATATTCGGCGATGGAGCTTGGACGGACCACTGAATACACCGCCTCGCAGGTCACGCTGCTCCAGACAGAACTCGCGAAGCTGGGTTTCAAGGAGGGTGCGATCATGCAGATGCAGGAGTCCGTCCTGCACTTCGCCACGGCCATCGGGACCACCCTCCCGGAAGCGGCGGCGATGGCGGGAGCGACACTGAGGATGTTCGGGCTTGACGCCAAAGACACCGCCGACACCCTCGGGGTGCTGGTGCAGGGAGCCAACAACAGCGCGCTGAGCTTCTCCTACTACCAGACAGCGATGGCCACGGTCGGACCGGTAGCGAAGACATTCGGTTTCTCGCTCAGGGACACGGTCGCCCTGCTCGGCACACTGGCCAACGCCGGGTTTGACGCCTCTTCCGCGGCCACTGCCACAAGGAACATCCTGCTTAACCTCGCGGACTCAAGCGGCAAGCTGGCGGTGGCCTTAGGCAAGCCTGTAAGCACATTCCCTGAACTGATGTCCGGGCTGAGACAGCTGAAGGCGCAGGGAGTTGACCTTAACACCACGTTGGAACTGACCGACAAAAGGTCTGTCTCCGCCTTCAACACGTTCCTTGACGGAGCGGACGCTGCCTTGGCTCTGAGGGATTCGCTTGAGGATGTCAACGGCGTGCTGAAGAATACAGCCGAGGAAAGGATCAACACGGTCGAGGGTTCCGTCAAACTGCTCCAGTCCGCATGGGAGGGGCTGATCCTCTCGTTCAAGGAGTCCGCCGGACCGATCAAGAGCGTGATTGACTGGCTGACCCGAATGGTGGAGGGGCTGACGGAGCTGATCAATCTTGGAGGCCGTCAGGGATTCTTCTCCGAATATTCACAGGCCTTGGCTGAAATCAACCCCGAGACGGATCTGGGGCCGGGGGTTACTATGGAGAGCTACATCGCGTCCACCCGGGAGCAGTTGAAAAAAGAGGCAGAGGCCGCCAAGGCGAAGGCTGATTCGCAGAATGGGTTCGGAAGATGGTGGAGCGGCTCCGGCGACGCCGCGGAACTGGCAGCGAACAGACTCGAAGGATTCGACCTCGCTGCCGCCCAGTACCTGAATGCGTCCGGTGGCGGAGCCGCCTCCTCTTCCTTCCCGTCGGGATCAACACCGCCATCAAACCCACCAAGCCTCCAAAATCCGCAAAAAAACAAAGCCCTCTGGTCATTGAGCAATGACGAGGCGTTCCTGACGGCCAAGGCGGAACTGACAAGGCGGTACAACGAGAAGGAGATCTCCTCACAGGAGGAATATAACGAAAGGCTCTATCAGCTGGAGGTGGCGACATTGACGGCTCGGCTGGCGGCACGGAAGGACTCCGGGGCGGCGCGGTCGAAGATTGAGGGCGACCTTCAGGAAAAGATCAAGAAGCATTCGGATGACGCTCTGAAAAGGCAGCAGGAGAACGAGAAGAAGGCTGGCGAGCTGGCCAAGGAGGGTGCGGCTGTCATTGCGGCGGCTGAGACGGACAAGACCAAGGCGGCGCTTGCGGCGGAGGAGACCAGGTACGCCGCCGAGTTGAAGAAGTTCAAGGACACCAAGGTTCTGTACGAGAACCAGGCGGCGGTGCTTGAGGCTATCGAGAAGAAGCACCAGAATGCGCTGCTGAAGATAAAGCAGGAGGCGTTCGATAGAGAGCAATCTAAGCTGGAAACAAAGCACAATATAGAAAGGCAAGAAATAATGAGCTTGTATTCCGGCAAAATTGCTCAAGAAAGCCCTAACTCCAAGAATGTCACGAAATTCACAAAGGAGAAAGATTATGCTCTCGTTGAATCCGACTTGGCATATCTGACTAGATTAATGTCACAGTTAGAGAAAATTAAAGACGAAGGCGGAATAGACGGAATCAAGTTTCAGCAAGATGAACTTGACAAATACTTATTGAAGCTAGAGCAAACCAAAACCAAGATCGCCGAACTTACAACCCAAAAGAACAAGAGCGACGGAGGGGTATTTTCTGGCACCGGCAAGGGTAGCCTTTTTGGTGTCTCGCAGGATCAGTGGAACGAGTTCTTCGCAAACCTCAAGACAGGCAAGGACAAGGCGGAGAGCCTGTCAATCGCCCTGAATGCCGTTGGTGGTTTTGCTCAGGAGGGCTTCCAACTGGCAAGCAAGGCGATCGAGCTTACCAACGCCAAGGAAAACAAGGCATTCAACGAGTACAAGAAGAACAACGAGAAGAAAAAGAAGGATCTGAAATCCAGATATGATGCCGGATTGGTGTCACAGGAGCAGTACAACGCGAGGGTCGAGGAGATGGAAGCAGAGGAAGAGGCAAAGCGCGAGGAGATGGAGATCAAACAAGCAAAGAGGACGAAAGCGCTCAATCTGGTGCAGTCCATCATCAACACGGCTTTGTCGGTCACCAAGACCTTGGCGCAATGGGGCTGGCCAGCCGGTGCGGCTCCTGCCGCGATCGTGGCCGCTTTCGGGGCGGCGCAGACTGCATTGATCGCGGCGCAACCGATCGGTGCGGAGGAGGGCGGCTTCGTGAACACTCGCCGGGCTCAGGACGGAAAGGCCTTCAAGGCGCGGCTCTCTCCTGACAAGAGAGGCTTCGTCTCCTCCCCTACCGTGCTTGTGGGTGAGAACGGCGGTGAATATGTGATCCCGGCTGACGGACTGAGCAATCCGACATTGCTGCCGTTCGTGGCGACGATGGAGGAGGCTCGGAAGGCTGGAACGTTGAAGAGCCTGAACTTCGAGGCGGTTTATCCGGTGGGAGCCGCTATCGGTCGGGAAAGCGGTGGGTTTACGAACACTTCGACAGGCTCAGTGACCGGAAGCGGCTCGGTGTCCGGAGGGAATGTCGCTTCGGCAAGGTCAGCGACCGATGAGAGGTTGCTGGAGGCTATCGAGCTTCTGAACAAAAGGCTTTCCGTGCCTATCAAGGCGGATGTGTCGATGCTGGGGAAGAACGGGATCATCGAGCAGACGGAGAAGTACAATCGTGCCAAACGTCGGGGTACTTACGGCAGATAGCGAAAGTTTTTCTGCATTTTTTTCGCAAAACTCTTGGAATTTGAAAAACGAAGTTGCATATTTGTGGTGCGATACATATTGGATGGCACTCTTTAGCGGCTGATTTTGTCCCGTTATTGATTGCTGACATATTTTTTAGAGAGTTTTTGTCCTCTGTATGGTCGTCATTGGCGAAAGCCGTGACTGTACTAGCCGCAAGGCTTCCAGTATGTATCGCAGACCTATAGCAGAGGACATTTATTTACAATTAGTTATGCGATACACTAATTCAAACAACGCGGCTGCTGCCGCTGAAAGCCACAAGATCGGGGCTGACTCTTTCATCATCGAGACCAGAATTGAACTGTTCCAGATTGCGGATCGATTCTCGGAGTGGGAAAAGCAGATGTATGAGAAGAAGGAGTTGCTGATGGACGGGAGGTTCGACAATGAGATTCGGACGATGAATGCTGCGTTCTACCAGTTGGATGAGGCTCTGAGAAAGATTCTGAATGAGGAGCTGGAGTTCGACATCCTCCGCCACGACACCGTTACGGAGTGATTTTTGCAAGGATTTGTCTGACAATTAATTCTGAATAAGTATGAGAAGGTTAATCATTGCTGTTGCTATAATGCTGATAGGGTTCGGCGGGACTTGCTTCGGAAGGAAGCTGGCGGATCCGGAAAAACTGACTTTCAAAAAGACATATTCGATGCCAGGGATGACAAGGGATGAGTTATACCGCAATACCGCCGGTTGGCATAGCGTGTCACTTAATTTAAGCTTTGGCGGTGTGGTGTGCAAAGACGAGGATAAAGGATACCGCGCACGGTACTACAACCAGCGATTTGGCAATAAACAAGGAGCATTGTTCGGTACGGTCTTTCTGTCATTCAGAGATGGATCATTTGATTTGACATTTACGGACATTTCCGCATTTTACGGGAATAAGGATGTGGATCCTGTATCGACCTGCGATGACCGCTTCAATCGTACCTGGTACTGGAGAGTAACACGCAGCCAAAAAGTCATCGACGAGATACGTAAGCGTTCCAAGGAGATCTTCGAGATGATCACCGCCTCGATGGATCATTACCTGGAGGTCGGCCCGCCGGTGGAGCTGAAGAAACTCTGACAATCCCGCCGTCCCAGACAGCCGCCTCAGGGCGGCTGTCTTCACGTCAAGAATCCACCGAACAAAGTGAAAATCAGCGGAAAGTGTTGGAATTTTGGTCTAAAGTTTGTTCCTTTGTAAACACATTCGCTATACAAATGCAACGCAAACGATATTTTTACTATCTTTGCACCGACAGGATGAAATTATCGGCAAAGGCACTATGAGCACGTATATTCAACAGTTGGAGGAATATTTTAACAATACAACCTCTGAACAGCAAGATAAGGATTATCGGGAACTCCAAGAGTTCAATCAGAATGGCATAACTGTTGACGACTACATCCAAAGTTTGGGGCTTTCTCTTTAGTTATCACTCTATGGTATCCAGTAAGTATAAGAGTAAATCCGAGATGAATGAAGCTTGCGCAGCAGATCTGCACAATAGATCATCTTTCCTTCCTGTTGGACATTGCGCATACTACGCTTGTTTTCAAAGGATTTGTCATATATGTTATCATGTTATCGGGAAAACAAAGGATCAAATTGCCCGCGAATGTAGTCAGAGTATTCAAGGTTCTCATAATTATCAATTAAATATAGCACTTGGTCTTATAGCGAAAGAACATCCAGATGAAAGCAGAGACTTGCGAAATAATATAATGCAATTAAAGGTTCTCAGAGAATCAGCAGATTACGGGGATGAGAATTTTGATTCCTCTAAAAGCCAGAGTTCGCTTAATCTGATGAGAGAGATCCTTCCTATTTTGAGAAAATACTGAATATGACTTCTAATGAATATATTATCAATGAACTGAATCTTCTTCTTGAAAAGATTCAGAATATTCGAGTACGCTACGAGTTCGATCAAATGTCTTCTATGCATATCATTGAAATCGTGCCCGATGATGTTTATCGTAACGATGCGTTATACCTTGAATGGGAGGATGACTTATTTAGCAGATTCATCGAGAAATTCCCTACTGAAAACATTTGCTTCATTTCAGATAAATCATACATCGAAGTGAAAAATCCAATCTTTGTTAAAGAAGGGGCTGGTTTTGCATCCTTCTCGTGCAAAGATGAGAATCGCTTCTCTTTGCGGAAATCTGAAATCACTCCAAAATTCCACGAAATGCCTTTCACTTGGATTTCATTAGCGCCTATTGGATGTGAGACTTATTCCTTTTCGCAGCAATCAGGTGCGCAATTCCGTGTTGAAATTAATAATGATAACTATCCAAAAGCAGCATAAGAATTATGGACAACAGCAATCCAAAGTCAGGGTTTACCCTTGAAAATATCATCCTAATCGAAAGTTCTTTCAAAAGAATTAGCGATGTGATATTCGACAAGAAGGCTCAAAACTCATTCGATATAAATGTTGGAGTCGCATCTGCCGAACCAAGAATAGCCGTCACTGTTGATGTTACAGTGGCGCAAAAGCGTGACGAGGTTGAGCAGTTCAGGATTACGGCAAAAATGGTGGGAATATTCAAGAAAGAAGGTGAATCGGACATCAAAAGCGATGAGGATTTTGGCCGTATCAATGGTGCGGCCATTGTGTTCCCTTTTGTAAGAGAACACATTGCCAATGTGGCATTGAAAGGAGGCTTGGGTGCGGTTCTTATCCCACCTGTTAATTTCACGAAGTACACGGGTAAAGAATAGAATCCGTTTCCGTTGTCCTTTTGTAGCCACCTGCGGGTGGCTATTTTTGTGCCATAATGAGTTCGTTATGGTTAGGATATTGACTAAGGATTTCACGGAGCTGGATCTTACGAAGGGGTTCGAGTTCCAGATCGAGATGGAGAATCCGATGTTGGAGGAGGATCATATTCCTTCGGCTTTCAGCACGCAGATTTCGTTTCCGCCGAGTCCGGTGAACAGGAGGGTGTTCGGGTACACGCCGGCTATGTTCCTGGCGCCGAACGTGAAGAGGCTGGAGGCTTCGGTGTGGATCGGGGGTGTGCCGTTTGTGAGCGGGACGCTGGTGTATGATGGGATCGAGGACGGGTGTCTGATGTACACATTCACGGAGAAGGTGGTGGAACTGGAAGGGAAGATCTGGGACCAGGAGATTCTGGAGTTCGATGTCAGAAATGGTGTGCCGTCAAGTGATTTGTTTTCCACACCATTACTCATACGTAAATCAGGTGTAGCGTTGCATCCTTACGAGGGAACAATCCGATCGCTCGGTCCACAGGATACAACAAAACGCACCTATCAGACCAAGTACTTAAATTATGTGAGTAGTTACGAGACTTTCGATTATTCTACCTTTACTCCAGCCGTTCGAGTCTCGACCATAATGAGGAACCTTCCGGTAGATTTCCCGACAAGGGTGTCATTTATAACTGTTGAAGACCTTTGTGTACTCGGATGCTATCACGAGATAATTTACGATGGGGTCACACGTAGTTCTTTGAGTTCAGAAACAACAACAAGATCCGATGGTAGCATAAGTCAGAATAATACCACCCTCGGGGGGATAGAAACAGGAAATTATATAACTGATGTCGCCCATTGTTTACCAGACATCACGTTTGCGAATCTGATCAAAAACTTGTGTTCAATATTCGGAGCGAGTTGCTTTGCTGAAAACTACCGCCTCAAAATCATGTTCAATACATCCATTTTAGGAAGTTCCCCTACAGATTGGACTGATAAAATTAACGATGATTTTGCCACAGAGGAGGAGCCAAGCCAATCATATTCCTTTGGGTACGAAGAAGAGGAAAGCAACTTAGATGGAAACACTCTTCAAGAATCCATTCAAAATGGGACTATAGCCGAGATTTCTGATGCAAGAGGGATAGAAGACATTCTGGATTGTTTCGATGACAAAGAAGAATATAAAACCGTGTTCTGCAAACAGTCCGGTGATATCTATTCAGGTCGGAAATATACGGCTTATATTACACAACTAGGACAAGAGGACTACGTCAATATGGTGCCGTTATCCGATGCAGCATACGAATGTGACGTGTTATACACAAGTGGGGCAATTTCAAAACATGAACCCGACAATGACTCCGATGAGTTTAGCAACAAGTCAGACTTCACTCTTGTGCGATGTTCTCCAGAAAAAATCTTCTACGGAGAGACTGCCAGGAAATACCGTATGACACCAATTATTGACGTGGAGACAGGAAGTTCGGAACGAAGTAAGAAAACATACATAGGAGTTATGTTCAACGACCAATTGATCAGCAATGGGTTTGCCTGCAATGTAGACCTACCATTAGTATCTTCGTTGGAAGCTCTATCCATCACGCCCGCCGCTCTTTGGGACAAGTACCACAAGGCGTTTGCGGAGTGGTTGGGGAAGACAAGGCAGAGGGTGTCGGTGGATGTGAACCTCTCCCCTATCGACCTGCATAATTTCAGACTGTACAGGCCGGTGTACTTCAAGGGGAGGAAATGGATTGTGGCAAAGCTTTCGGTGACGGTGGCGGCGGGGTCGGAGGCGGTCTCGACACGTGGGGAATTCATCGAAATCTGATGTCCTTTCTGAATGGAACTTCCTGCCGTACATTTGTTCTGGGTTGGGGATGATATACCCTGCCATTGAAACACGGATATGGAATTTACAGGTAGCATACAATTCGCTGACGAAAGCTCTTGGCTGACGCTGACCACGGAATCGGATGACACGGTGACGATCACCGTTAAGTTTGGTTCACGAATCCTTGCATCACAGGAGGTGCTAAGCTTTGACGTGGCTCCTAACTCCGGAATTGTACGGCTACCGGCCGGCGAGATCCTCGGAGCGCTGATGGGCAATGGCATAGGGATGGTGACTGGCTCATTCACTGCCACACAAGGCTCGTCCTCGTGTTCGTACAGTTTCAGCGTGCTGCCTTGCAGGAAGTTCGCGTACAAGTCCCTTGCCGCAACTATATTCACGACAAGGCCGACTAAGTCCCCTGCCTATGAAGGAGCGGAAGATCGGCTCTATTTCTACAGGACTTCGGGTGATGTCTCCACTTATGTCAGATTCGACTATCTTGACGGAGGCTCTTCTACCAGTTACAAACTTAGCCCCACCTATTATGTGTCCACTAAATACTATGACCTTGACATCTCCACCGGCACAATGTTGTCCACTGCTGCATCCAAGGGTCTGGACACATCGAAAATAACGGGGTTCAAGATCTGGATTGAATATTCCGGAAGCAAATCAGAGACATATTCATTCGAGATCAGAAGGACACGGCTGCCGCTGAAGACTTACAAGTTCCTGGGGCGGCGAGGGACGTATGAATATATTCACGCAACCGGGAAGTTCAGCCGCTCGATAGAGTCGGAGACGCAGGTGTTCGTGAATTCCGGGATAGAGCAGGAGCTGGAGAATGACTATTCGATGACATTCGAGCAGAACTCCGGGCACATCGACAGCATCGGGATGAACGGGTACTGGCTGGAGTTTCTTGCGGCCAAGGAGAGGTACATCATCGAGAAGGATGGTTCGGAACGGGCTATTGTCGTGGACGAGTTCAAGACATCGCTGACGGATAGGACTGTCAGCAGCATGACGTTCAAATGGCATTACGAAAACCCTAACAACACTGTCATTGACAAAGTGGACATCGACATCACAGGACTTGGCATCCTCGGGCCGTCCACCGTGAACGACGTAAGCAACACGGCGCAGTTCCAGGTGACATATTCACCGTCGAACACGACACAGCGGAGCATAACCTGGAGTGTGGTGAGCGGTTCGGACTATGCGTCCATCGATGAGAAGGGGCTGCTTACTGTCAAGGGAGGAGCGAACTGTTCTACGGTCAAGATCCGGGCGACAAGCAAGGACAACTCAAGCGTCTATGCGGAGAAATCAGTCACTGTCACCTACAAGATCGCTTCAGTGAGCGTCACCGGTGTGAGTCTGAGCAAGTCCGTGCTATCCCTCGCTGTCGGCGAATCGGAAACATTGGTGGCCACAGTAGCGCCGGAAAGAGCGACCGACCGGTCGGTGACATGGGAGTCATCAAACAAGAACGTCGCCACGGTCAACCAAAACGGTACAGTGAAGGCGGTTGCCGCCGGTTCGGCGGTCATAGGGGTCAGAACCAACGACGGCGGATTCACGGCAAGATGCAATCTCACCGTGGCCGCCGTGGTGAATGAATATACCCTGACAGTGAACTGCGCGACACCGGGAGCCACTGTGAAGGTTCTTGAATATGTCGCGGGACAATCGTCCATAGCTGACGCTGTGACTTACACGGAGCCAATGACGTTCAGGAAGAACACCACTGTCAAAGTGTGGGCTTACAAGAATGGGATGATTGACTCCGGAATGCAGACAATAGTGATGGATTCAAACAAGACCGCCACGGTGGCCTGCAAGACGATTCCGACATGGAATCTGGAATCGGAGATGTCCGCGGAAGCAGCAGGTTTATCTATTCCTTACGAGGTGTCGGATCCGGATTCTGTCGGTTGGCGGCTGGAGTCTGATGCGGACTGGATCGTCGTGGACTCGGATGTAGTTATCGATGTTAACACGAACACGTCCTCAGACAGCAGGACGGGTCATGTTTCCTTAATCTGTGACGCTGTTGAAACCAATTACGTTGTCGCGACGTGCACTGTCATGCAAGCGGCAGGGGCGGCGACCGAGCTGGATCCGTCCATTAGCTTCCTACAGGATACGTTCAGCGTCCCGGCCACGACCACGAGTGTCACGCAGCTTTTCTCCTCCAAGAACCTCACAGGGCTGACGGCGACAGTGACTGGCGCACTCGAGGGGGCAACCGTCAACCTCAATGAAGTTTCGAGGACGATCGTCGTGAACTTCAGGGCCAACACGGCGGCCACGGAGCGCACCGGAAAGGTCACGGTGACCGGGACGAGGGCGGACGGACAGGGGACATACTCGAAGTCGTTCACGATTGAACAGTCGGCGGCAAAGGCCGCCGCCACCTGGGATCTCCCGGCGACGCTGGCATTTGAGGCTGGTGGCGACGGAGTGGTTTTCAATATAACAGACAAAGACAGCGCCGGCTGGAGACTGACTCTTCCGGACTGGTGCCTTGTCAGCGACGGGATCACCGAGGGATCCGGCGACCACGTAGTCGACCTTGTGGCAAGGCAAAACTACACAGGATCGGCAAGAACCGGACATATCACACTGTATCCTGCTGGTTCTTCCACGATGACAATGAGATGCGAGGTGTCCCAGGAGGAGGATACGACTATAGAACAAGGATAAGACATTAATGAATATGAACAATCATTGCGCATACAACGAAGGAAACGACATTTTCCATGTCGTCAGGGGAAATGATTTCCCTATCAGGATCTGCCTTTGGTCGAAAGGACTGACGTTCGGCCAAGACAGAGCCTACGAATTGGAGGACTGCTCCGAAATAATGGCGAAGGTGGTAGGTTCCGACAGGAAAGTCGCCGTCAAAGCACGGTTTGTCACGACCAACGAGATCAGAGGACTCGTTGAAACCGGCTCTCTCCCGATAGGCGACTATGGGGTGGAAGTCGTTTTCGTCAATGGCTCCGGCATCAAGAAGAGGATACTTCAGCACGGAGTCATAAGGGTTGCCTCATGCAACGATGCTTCCGGGGTTCAGGAAGACAGTTGTATTGTCAATCTCTATGTGGATAAAGAGACATCGGGCGGTGGAGATGTCCCTGATCCCACACCAGGTGAATCCTGCAAGCCTGACTCCGAACTTTCTGAGACCAGTGAGAATTGCGTGCAGAACAGAGTCGTGACAGGAGCCATAAGGGAGCTGCAGGACTACTGCTTCCCGACTTCACTTGAGGCTTCCATCTCGCCGTCTTCGGCAGAATGGACAGGTAACTCAGTAGAGGTCAGTGTATCTTTCAGGGTTCTCAGAAACTTTAAGCCAGTAGTAGCTGACACTGTCCAGATCCAGTTCAACGGCGAGACTAAGACCCTGGAGAATGTAGCTGAGGGCTCAGAAAAATTCACTCTCTCTACTCTAGGCTACAAATCTGGCTCAGTCACTGCCAAGAAGGGCAGTACTACCATAAAGAACTCACCAAGGTCTATCAGTGCTAATCTTTATCTCCCAGTATATTATGGATTCTCTAAGGCCACTACAGGAAATGAGTTGACTATCACTTCACTGACTAAGGGAGGCTCTTCTCTCAATGGTACCAAGACTCTTAACAATGATGATGCTACTAAGTACTTGTGGCTCTGCGTCCCTAACACCATGTCGATCAACAAGGTTACATCTGGTGGTTTCGATGTTCCGTTCTTGGCTCCAGTAGAGGCTTCTACTCCACTGGGAACCTATAAGTGCTATCGGACTAGGGATCTTCCTGGGACTGACTCTATGACCATTGTTATCTCTTAAAACTTAGAATATCATGGCAGATTATATCAAGATCTATGGTGAACTAAGACGACCCTTAGCGGGCCAATATGTCACAGACTCAGATCAGATAAAGCACAAAAATGAGACCTTAAAAGAGGTTCTCGATAGACTAGATGGTGTTACCTACGTAGATGTTCCAGAGCTCGAGGACGATTACATTGTTCAGGCAAGTGCATCTCACAAAGAGACTGTCTATACTATCGAAGTGGGAGCAACCATTCATGCTATCACAGGTGATTCCACCATTAAATGGATGAACGGAGAGGCTCCTGTTATTCAACCTAATCACATATATGTGATCTCAGTGATAGGGTCTCTATCTATCTGGGGAGAATTTCCAAAAGTCTAAGTTATGAGTGTATTTAGAGTTCTGATGATGCACAAGCATCAGCCTCTGAGTGAGTTCGTCAGACTTGTTCCAGAGAACTTAGAATTCCCGGACCCAGAGAGCACTAAAGATCTAACCATAGAGTCTAATGCTTCATGGACTCTTGGAGTTAAATACAACGACTAAACACCTAGCAAAGGTTAATTTATTAACTTTCTAAAAACCATTAAAATATGGCAAAACCGAGTTGGATTAAACTGGGCAAGAGCTCAGGTTCCATGAACGATTCCACAACTGTTACCGCCAGTGAGTACACTGGGCGTCAGCAGAGAGGTGGAACAATCACCGTTAAAACAACTGGAGGTGCAACCGACACTACCTCGGTTTCTCAGGCTGGTAAGGCTGAGTTCATTAATGTGCCGACCAAGACCTACAATGCCGCTGCAAAAGGTAGCAACTCTGACGGTTCTGACACCATCCAGATTACCGGTACTGCAAATACGGCAAACATCAAGGTAGCCGAGACTACTGGTAAGATTATCCCTGGTGCCACCTACAAGATTCAAGTCAACGCTGTCAATGACGATTCTTGGGATGGAAAGACCGACACTACTATTGATGGCGACCCAGGTAAGGATGCAGAATTCTCCTTTACTATCGACATTAAAATCCCCGAGAATAAGACTGAAGCTGCCAAAACATTGGAGATCAAGCTTCAGAATGGTAACGGAGATGTTGTCACTGATGCTATCGTCATCACACAGGCCAAGGGTGTTAAGTCTTATGGTGCTGTTACCCTCACCGTGGGCACTTATCAGCAAATCCCTGCTGCCGGTGGTACAGTTGATGCTCCTTCTGTTTCCTTCTCCCAGCCTTGGGGATGGAACGGTGTTACCTCGGGTGGTGGTACCATTACTACTGGTGGCACTGTTGCTTATGCAACTAAGACCGGATGGCCTTCAGCTCTTACCCTTGACCCAGCTACTGGTCAGATATCTGCTGAATCCCGTACAACAGTAGTTGGAGATGTGATTTCAGGTACTGTAACCATCACCCTCAATGCTAATGGCAAGTCTGCTTCCAAAGAGGTTTCAGTTAGCCAGCAGGCTAACTCTGTAACCTATGCCGTTACAGATGTGACACTGGCTGCTCCAGCTGACATTCCGGCTTCCGGAGGTTCAGTATCTTCTACTACGGTTACAGCCAAGGGTTCACAGACTTACACCTCGGGTTCAGTCAATAGTGATGTTGCCCTTACCAACGGCTCTGATGATTGCACCATCACATTTAGTGAGGGAGTTTCAGCTGCTTCTGTTGGCACTACTGTTACCAACAGAACTAAGAAAGGCACTCTCACTGCTACAGTTACCTGGAAGACTACAGCTACCAAGTCCGCTTCTGTGGATGTATATCAGGCAGCCAATACCGCCACTTACGGTGACATCACCTTTGACTCTGCCGTTGCCACAGAGATTTCACTCAAGGCAGATGGTACCCAGAGCCGCAACATGACAGACAACTCATATGTTGGAGCCAAGCAGACTGTCACCTATACTTCGGGTGCTACCAGAACAGAGGCCAGCGATACTGCTGCGGTTGTCTTTGATCTCAGTCCAAAGGTCAAGACCGCTGCAACTGGATTTGCTCTCTCTTCTGACGGCATCGTCTCTGTTGGAGCCAACCCTACTACCGAGCCTCGTGGAGGCTTTGTAGTGACCGTAACTGTCACTGGCGAGGGCAGCAAGACTGCCACCAGAGACTTCACGTTCAGTCAACAGGGTTCTTCTTCTTATATCAACCTTACTCCAGAGAGCCTCACTTTTGTGGCTGCCGGAGAATCCAAGACGCTCACCGTAGAGTCAAACGACAGCTGGACTCTTGAATAAGACTGTCATAAGGTGGGAGGGGTTTTTACCCCTCTCATCTTCTAATTTATTCTAAAAAAACAGAACATCATGGCATTACCTGATTGGCTGAGAATATCCCCGGTGTCCGGGAAAGGTCCAGGAGTCGTCTCCATCGAGGCCGACCCGAACGAGGGCTGTGATCGCTCGGTAGAGGTCACTGCGGCCACCACGAAAGGGCCATCCGCCACGTTGACCGTCACTCAGGCCGGAATGAGGGAACCTTTCGCTGGCTCAGACATGGATTTTATCCTGTCGGACGGTGGGACGTTCAACGTACTGAAGACAAATCAAATGTAACTGAATATGGAATATAACAGCAAATATACGGGCGCCCAGGTGGAGGCGCTCCTCGACAGGGCTGGCACAGTCCAGCAGACTTACGACATCGGGTGGATGCTGAATCTCATACCAACATCTGGAAACAACGCAACCCTAACCGCGGAACAGTTCAACGAGATCAAGGCTGCCGCTGACGCACACAAGATATTCGTTGGTTACGGCCAAGTGTTTTCGTCGAGTGCTTACTCCTATGGTGATAACACCTATATCGCATTAACGCAATCGTTAGGCAACTTAGTAAGCATATATTCTGTATCATCGCTGAATGGTACATATAAAGTAAGCGTAACATATAATCAAATTATCACGCAGAATGACTTGAGCGGCTACGCAAAAACCTCCGATGTCCCTACGAAAACATCGCAGTTGACTAACGACAGCGGATTCCTAACTGGGCACCAAAGTCTCGATGGGTATGTCAGGAAGGGTGAGGTCGTCAAAACCCTACCGGATGACATCGGCTACGGGAACTCATATAGAGCTGTAGTAAAGTCAATCGAGCTAGCCGCGGACAAGTTCAATATCGTTGGAAGATGTAGTGGACTGACGCTGACACTACCCGCTGGTGCAGATATGGACGGGCAGGAGTATCGCTGTCAGTTTTATGTACCTAATAAAGATTACACGCTGACAGTTCCGGCAGACGTGCGCTGGCAGAATGGAGAGGTTCCTACGTTTGAGGGCGACACCTGCTGCCAGTTGGTTATCGTCAACAACTGCGCCACTATCGGCGTGTTCAAGGCGTCATCATAACAGGAGGAAAGGATATGGGCTTGATGAGGAAATTAATGATGGGCTGCATGCCAGGTGTGAGGACGCTCGTAAACACAACTGAGCCGCACACTTCGCCTGAACTTATGAACACGCCTATCACACTGACTGTCGGGGCGTCCTATTCTATAAGTTGGACTGGAGAGGTTCCTGCGACAACAAACGTTTACATCTATCCGTTCTATATCTATGGCGGCACAAGTACAATGTACGACATGTGCCATGTACGGATAAGAAAAGTCGATTCAAGTAGTATTAGTATATCCGCAAGAATGTTCGACACCGACACCACCGAATTTAGAATAGGGCTGGCAGCGGGTATCAATACTATTACTGTAGAAAACAGGTTTACAGTAACGGACGTTACGGAAATGAATGGTATCACCGTTTATACTGTAAACTTAGAGACTTATTTCTTCGGTTATAAAATAATTGAAAAAAGCGATGTTAAAAATACAAGGGATATCGGCGAGGGTCTGGAGTATTATGAAAATATCGCAGGAACATTCGTAATCAAAAAACTATCTTAGTTATGGACACACAGTTTTATATAAAGGACGGAACTATCCGTGACAGGTCACGAATAGTCATTATTAAGGGTAACATCCAGATCATCAACCCGACAGAGGAGATGGTGCTGGCGGATGGTTGGATCTCATATTCCCCTCCTGCTCCGCCGGAGCCGCAGCCGACCGTTAATGACCAGCTGCATGAGATGTTGTTGGAGCAGTACAACGAGCGCACAGACATCTCCGACGAAGAGGCGCTGAAAAGGCCGCTGTTGGTGTATTCATGGGACACCTATGTCGGCAAGTCGCTGGCTAAAGGACAGGTCGTGTCCCACGACGGCAAGCTCTGGAGGGTGCGCCAGGATGTGGCCGCAGTGCTGGATAACCAGCCGCCAAGCCTGGCCACAGCCGCGCTCTATGAGGTCATCGAGGTCGAGCCGGCGGGTACGCAGGACGACCCGATCCAGTACACGCCGCCTATGGAGATATTCAACGGCAAGTACTACACGCAGGGCGGCGTCCTCTACAAGTGCACCAGGGACAGCGGGCAGGCGCTCACGCACGACCTGGCCGCGCTCGTGGGGCTGTATGTCGAGGTAGTTCCGGTCGGCACCGGAGGAGGTGGAGATGAATGATTTCAACGCCCACATCCTCGCGGACGAGGCCTCCACGGGGGGTGTCGTGGTCGGCACGGGCATATCGGCCGCGTTGTTGTTGTTTTTCCAGCAGTCTTTCGAGCGTATGTTGCCCTACCTCATCATAGCCGCGGTGGTCATCCTGATAGACCTCGTGTTCGGCATCAGGGCCGCCAAGCGCAAGGGCGACCGCATCAGGATTAGCCGCGCCATAAGGCGCACGATAGGCAAGGCCGTGGAGTACTTCTGCTGGGTGGTGCTCGCGTCCTCGCTGGCCGTGGCCACTGGCTACACCATCATCGAGACGGGGCTGATGCTTGTCGTCATAGGCGTGGAGCTCATAAGCATAGCGCAGAACTGGTACTTCTGGAAGTTCGGCCACAAGGCCGGGGTCAAGGTGGACGCGGCGAAGGTCATCGAGGCCGTGGTCGAGGCAAAGACCGGGGCGAACATCGAGGGGGCGATAACGATAAAGAAAACGGAGGAATCCGAAAACAAAGAGGAGGTCAAGGTCGATGGCAAGGAAGATTAACTACATCATAGTGCACTGCACCGCCACGCCGGAGGGCTGGTGGGTGACGAACGAGGAGATAACGAGGTGGCACAAGGCACGCGGGTTCCGCACCATCGGCTACCATTATGTCGTCTACCTTGACGGCACGGTCCACGCCGGAAGGCCGGAGAACGAGATCGGGGCTCACTGCCAGGGGCGCAACGCGGACAGCATAGGCGTGTGCTACGTGGGAGGTCTCGACAAGTCCGGCAAGGCCAAGGACACGAGGACGCTTGCGCAGAGGGAGGCTCTCACGAAGCTTCTGAAGGATCTGAAGGCGAGGTACCCGAACGCGGAGATAAGAGGTCACAGGGACTTCGCCAGGAAGGCGTGCCCGTGCTTCGACGCGACAAGTGAATACAAGGCCTTGTGAGTTGTCAAAATATGAAAATTGTTTGACGCAAATATATTGACGTGTTATGAAAGAGATTATCAATTTCCTGAGGCTCCTGTGGGAGCTTCCGCAGAACCTCCTGGGGTTCATCCTCTTCCAGGTCTACAGCGTGGACTGCCAGTGCATGGAGGCACCCTACGGAGATGTCCGCATCCTTTATTCGGAGCGGATGAGAGGCGGCATCAGCCTCGGGCGGTTCATCATCCTGCCGTGGAAATACCGCTACAACAGCTCATCATACGTCCGAGACACCATAAGCCACGAGTACGGGCACACAAGGCAGTCGCTTTATCTCGGATGGCTCTACCTTGTCGTGATCGGGCTTCCGTCGCTCCTTTGGGCGTGGGCGCACTCCGCGTTCAGGAGGCTGCGGACGGTGGACTACTACTCGTTCTGGACGGAGCGGTGGGCTGACAGGCTCGGAGGGGTGAGGCGATGAAGCCGGGGTGGATCCTTCTGCTTGTCGCCGCGCTGGTGGCGGCTGTCTCCGTCCTGAGCTGGAGGCTGGGCTACCACGCGGCGGTCGCCGAAGCCATCGAGACACCCAAGGCTGATACCCTGATCATAAGGGACACCGTCACCGTCGAGACCCCCGTCCCCATCCTAACCACCATCACTGACACACTCCTTGTCGCCTATCCCGACATCGTAATCATCCACGACACAACATTCGTCCAGCTCCCCAAGGAGCGCAAGGAATATTCCGGAAAGGACTATCGTGCGGTAGTGTCCGGCTACCAGCCAAGCCTCGACCAGATCCAGGTCTTTCCGGAAACGAAGACAGTCACCAAGATCTTTTCCGCGCCGTCACGAAAAAGACACCACTGGTCAGTAGGCATCCAGACCGGTTACGGCATAACCTTCCAGGACAACCGCATCACCCCGCTACCCTACATCGGCGCAGGTCTCTCCTACAGCCTTGTCGAGTGGTAAATATTTTGAAAATAGTTGCCTGAAAACTTGCGTAATGATAGAATTAATACTATCTTTGTACCAGTTAAGAAAATGAAGTATGAAGTACAACGAGTTAATGAGGCAACTGAAAAAGGCGGGGTGCTACGACACTGGAAGACAGCAAAGCGGACACCCTCTCTGGTTTAGCCCAAAAACAAACAAGATGTTCAAGGTCAGCAATCACGGAGCTGACGAAGTGGCGACCGGAACATTAGCACAAATCAAAAAGGCAGCGGGGATTTAATCCCCACTGTCTTACACATAAAAAACAAATTACAGTTATGAGAAAGGTTAACGCAATTATTGAAAAGGCATCAGATGGCAATTACAGCATTTATATGGATGCTGACGATATGCCTTATCTTGTCACCGGAACCGGGAAGACTGTGGAAGAGGCGCGCAAGGTGTTCGAGGATGGTTATGAGGACATCAAAAAATACTATGCCGAAACTGGGAAACCATTCGAGGAGGTTGAGTTCAGCTACCAGTATGACATCCCATCATTCCTTCAGGAATACGCATATCTCATCACACTTTCGGGACTTGAAAGAATTACTGGTGTCAACCAGAAACAGCTTGGACACTACATCAGCGGCTACAGGCATCCGTCCGCCAAGACAGCCAAGAAGATCGAGGACGGAATAAGAAGATTAGGACAAACATTTTCGTCTGTCAAATTCGCTTGATTGCAATCGGCCTTCGGGCCAAAGCGAGTACTTCATTTTCTTTGGCAGACTGGCGGCATCCGGAGGGGTGCCGCTTTTTTAGAAGTAGGACTCGTGGTGGCGGATAGACTCATTGGCGGTGCGTGTCTCCAAAGGGGTGTAGAGGTCGGTCATCTGGAGGGAATGGTGGCGAGCTTGGTCACGGACGGAAAGGAGGTCGGTGCGCGCCTTGATCAAATCCGTGATGCCGGTGTCCTTGAGGCTGTAGAACTTATACTCGGAAGGGAGTTTCAGATCCTTTTTCAGATGGTATGTCCAGAAATCACCGAAATGCTTAGCCGGATGGTGTTCGGGACCCGGGCGAAATCCGGAACTGAAAAGATACCAATCAGCGGGACATGACAGGACATCAAGGTCGAGCATCAGTTTGAGCACGCAATCCGGGAGGGTCACAACGGCATCCTTCCGGTTTTTTGAATATTCAGCCCTGACGGAAATGGTTCCTCCCTTTACCGAGATGTCGCCTATACGGATATGGCTCATCTCCTTGGGGCGTATGAAGCAATAATAGAGAACGTAGCAAGCCAAAAGATAGTGACGGTTGCGGTCGCCGCAATATTCACGGATGGCAAGCATAGTCTCCTTCGGGATGACGGTGCGGTTCTTGGCACACTTGCGCTTTCCCTGCACGGCGGTAAGGTTCGCGGTGAAGTCCTCGCTGATATAGTTCTTCTCCATCAGCCATCCCGCAAAGCTGCGAAGCCAAGAGAGGTAATTGTCTCTGGTTCTGGCAGCCTTCCCGCAATCGAGCCAAAGCCAGTCGAGGAACTTCGAGACAACAGATGACTTTAGTTGGTAGACGTAGCATACAGGTTTGACCTGATCCTTATTCCAGGCACGGAACACATTCAGGAACGAGGTATAGCCGTTGTAGGTCTTGACACGCATAATGTCCGACTCCGTCAACTTGTACAAGTAACGGTAATATTTCTCACAGACATCATCAAAAAGAGTGTACTCCTCCGGATTGTTTAGGGACAGATATGGATTCCAACCCTGTGAAAGTTGCTCATTGATGTTGATCACCATATCGTTGGCGTACCTTCTGCGTGCGGTGACACCTTTGATTTTCGGGACGGAGACTCTTTTCCTTCGAAGACGTCCCGTTTCTGGATCGAGGCAATAGAATTCAACATACCAACGCTTTCCCTCGGCAATTTTTGCCGGAATAAAGCCATTCGTCGTGCGGAGACTTGAAGACATTTTTTTTGTTGGGGAAATTTTTGAACTCCCCAACAAAGGTTTGACAGGAACCGGCTCAGACCGCGAATTTTTTTGGCGCAAATCTGGCGCAGCATTTTTAATAATTTTGCCGCAATTTCTTGATACGCAAGAAGTTACGGCAAATTCGTAGCGGGGGAAGGAC